ATGTCTGGACTGATCAATCCACATGCGGCCCCGGAAGAAGCAGCCTATGCGCTGCTGATTGAGCTCGTTCGCGCCCAGCGCGTGCCGCAATATGAAGGCGAAATTTCCGGCCTGCTGGCGATGTACGACGAAGCCGTTAAACACTTTAAAGAGAAAGAGACCGAGCGTTAGGCGTGGACATCGTGGTGCGAGAAAAGTGTGACGCCTGCGGAAGCCGCGCAGGCGTTGGCTGGATAGCGGCTTGGGTCATCAGCTGCCGCGGTAGGTAGAGTATCCGTACTGACTGAGCAGCAGCGGGATATGCAGTTTTTGATTTTGCTTTGTGACATTGAAAATAACCGGAATCACCGGGAAGAACGTATTCATATTTTGGCTTTTAAAATAGTCACCGGTTTTAAACGTCACTTTATACACCCCCGGCTCCATATTCTCCGCCTGCGGATAGAGCGATTTAATCCGCCCATCGGCATCCGTTTTACCGGTGGCGATATGCTGCCAGCTCTCCCCCTGCTGTTTATCCAGCTCAATCTGCACCCCCGGTGAAGGGAGCCCGGTTTGCTGATTAAGAATGTGTACGCTGAGCGTCCCCTCTGGCGCCGCCAGCGCGCTGAAGCTGAGCAGAGAAATTACGGAGGCGATAACTAATTTCATAATCGTGACCTTATTGGGCAAGTGAAAGTGCCCTAACTATAGTCAGCGCGGCGGGGAAAAAAATTAAACTTTTTGTTATCAGTTTGAATTGATGGGTACTGTCTCCACACACAACACGCTGAACCGGTTTCCTCGTAAGAAGAGGAAGTGTCTTATGAGTAGGTAGCCCCGTGCTCTTAGTAACAGGATACGGTGACACTAAGTCTATCAGGCAGGGGAAATAGATTTGCTGGGTTCAAATATCACAAGGTAAAAAGATAAACGCCGTGGCCTCTGCCGCCTCTACCAGAACAGTGCTTACTGCAAATGGGCTGCAGTATTCGAAATAATCATTTAATATTATTTAAACTACTATTCCAGTGTAAGTAATCACCTGGTTCAGATATTGATCGTTATCATTGATTCTCTTGTCGCCACGCCTTAACCATCTCCTTTGTTACCTCTTTCTTGTAGCAAATAGGTGAGTACCCACCAGCTTTGCTCCAGGCACTGCGGCCACCGCACGAGCTGCCGTTCCGGGCGGTATTGAAGGGACAGGCACAAGTACCGGGGTAGGATGCGACAGAGTCATCAATAATCCTTTGACTGACCTGATCATCGCTTAAGGAATTCGATTTGGCGATGGAAATATCTGATGCAAAGACGCACACAACAGCGAATACGGAGATGGCGACGAATTTGATGTTCATTCGGATCTTTCCAGGCAGTGGATGAACATCGAGGGTATGCTTTCAAATAGTGTTCAATATTGATCTATAACAACTGTACTTCACGCCAGCTTAAAATGCGATAGTTAACCCAGTCAGACAGAACCTAAAGCTATAATGACTATTAGCCTGTTACCGGCAACATATTTTCACATTCCTGCAGAGCGCTTATTCTGCACTCAGCTATAACCAGCATTAACCATTCTGTTCGATATTACAGAGCAGTAATGCTGTACTCTGACAGGCCATCGTCCGACAGATACTACAAGACATTAGAATCATCGAAATGGTCCGTCGATATGCTCACCTGGCACCTAACCATTTAACTGAGCACGCACGTCAAATTGACTCAATTTTTGCAAATTTTTGCAGAAGATGTCCCAAATATGTCCCACAAGGAAAAATCAGCGACTGGAGGAAGTTGATAAGTGATTGATTATTAAATGGCACGCCCTACAGGATTCGAACCTGTGACCTACGGCTTAGAAGAAAGTAGAGCGTTAAATAACACACTGTAATCACACATGTTTTCCGCGTTCGCATCCGGTTTTGTGTCGTTTCGTGTCGTTTGAATACATCCCTGTCTTTATCGTGCATTCCTGTCACGCCACATCTACGACACAGCAGCCACGAGCTGACAGCAACTAAACAACCGCATTGTCCTGGCGCACATCGCAGATAGTAAACGTCACTACACCGATGACAGTAACATCGTCCAGGGCCTCGCCCTCGATCGCTTCACCATCTTCGGTAATCAGCGACCTTCCTCTCAGCGTGGCAAGCTCCGTCCCGCCGCCGTGCTGGATCAGAACCTGACTCCCCTGCTTTGGCTTCAGGGATATATCCAGCACAACATAACCGCCATCCCTTTCGAAAACGCGGGTGTTAGGCCCGACATTGCAGATCGTGTTAACAGACAGACGCTGTTCAACGTAGTCAGACGCCGGTGAAGGAAAGCCCATTAGATCACCCTTCCCATGTTGGCCATCATCCACAGCCTGTTTTCGCTATGGTCCGGCGTCTTATCGACGAAATACGTCTGCTCGCGTGCGATCCAGGAGTTCGCCTCCACCTCTGTAAAGTGAATGCCGCGCCGGCGCAGCGCTGACACAAAATCCTTTGTGTGCAGGTACTGGTAGCCTCTGGAGTTGCGCAATACCGACTCGCGGAATGCCTGATTGATGTCTGACTGTCGCATGATCTGCCTCCAATGATTACTGTTTTTATATACAGTAATTTTTATCGTTTGGCAGATCAATAGTGGTTACAGCTATCAATTTTTGCAATTGACGCAGCTGATTGATATTAATACCTAACGCAAATACCACACTCAATTATCGCCGCATGATGAAAAATTCAGACGCCCTACTTCGTAGAATACTGCGCAAAGCTGACGGTCTCGGGGTCAACATCAGCCGGTACAGCATTAACGCAGAGTCTCTGTTGACTCACGGATGGACTGAGGTTTCCGATGGGAGAACGTCGATGATGATAGAACTCATGGACAAAGGGGAGTTGCGCTTCTTTCTGTGTGTTAAGCATTTGGTTTCAAATCAGGGGTAATTCTCAATGGCGATTTTTTTGCGCTGATCATACTATTACAAAAAATAATTCTGAGTTATAGGGGTTGTAATGAGAAAGATCATCGCACTCGCTGTGGCGCTGGCTGTGTTCCCGGCCATCTCCGCCCAGCAGATTTGGTTTGCACCAAACAACACAGACATGCTGAACAACAATGCGCGAGACGCTGAGTGGTCACAAACTCGCGACAACGTGGCAGTGTTCAAATTTTACTACCAGATCATCAGGGACACCCCGTTACCGATCCTGAGGGACAAATTCAATTATCTCAGGTCCCACAACATCAAGGTGGCGATAGAATGGCCTGGCCTGACCTGGCACAAAAACGGATTGGGATACAAAATTGAAGGTTTTCAGGAGCCTGGCTTTTCCCAGAAAATCATTAAGAAAGTAAAAGCTGCAAATGGTTACGTAGACTACCTGGCGCTTGATGAGCCAATTTTCTTTGCACATTTTAAAGAAGGGAAAAACCACCCTCAGATTGACATACCTACCATCGCCAGCATGATCGCATATAACGTTAAGCCGTTTTATGATGCTTTCCCAGGGATTGAGGTTGGTGATATTGGGTGATGCTGCCAACTTACTGATTTAGTGTATGATGGTGTTTTTGAGATGCTCCAGTGGCTTCTGTTTCTATCAGCTGTCCCTCCTGTTCAGCTACTGACGGGGTGGTGCGTAACGGCAAAAGCACCGCCGGACATCAGCGCTATCTCTGCTCTCACTGCCGTAAAACATGGCAACTGCAGTTCACTTACACCGCTTCTCAACCCGGTACGCACCAGAAAATCATTGATATGGCCATGAATGGCGTTGGATGCCGGGCAACAGCCCGCATTATGGGCGTTGGCCTCAACACGATTTTACGTCACTTAAAAAACTCAGGCCGCAGTCGGTAACCTCGCGCATACAGCCGGGCAGTGACGTCATCGTCTGCGCGGAAATGGACGAACAGTGGGGCTATGTCGGGGCTAAATCGCGCCAGCGCTGGCTGTTTTACGCGTATGACAGGCTCCGGAAGACGGTTGTTGCGCACGTATTCGGTGAACGCACTATGGCGACGCTGGGGCGTCTTATGAGGCTGCTGTCACCCTTTGACGTGGTGATATGGATGACGGATGGCTGGCCGCTGTATGAATCCCGCCTGAAGGGAAAGCTGCACGTAATCAGCAAGCGATATACGCAGCGAATTGAGCGGCATAACCTGAATCTGAGGCAGCACCTGGCACGGCTGGGACGGAAGTCGCTGTCGTTCTCAAAATCGGTGGAACTGCATGACAAAGTCATCGGGCATTATCTGAACATAAAACACTATCAATAAGTTGGAGTCATTACCTGATATTGAACCTATCAATCAGATGCCACCAGATGTGTATAAAAAAGTAATTCCTCAGTTTTTGAGTGAATACAAGCGCATTACCGGACATCCGATCGCGTTCATGCACGCAGACGTATATTGGCAAGGTGACTGGAAACCAGCAGTGGAATATACCAGTAAGCTGATGAAAGAAAATGATTCACGCTTTGGGGTTATTTTCAACTCTGCGGTTCAGTCTGCACAGCCGTACGCATGGATGATGAGTGCCAGAGAAAATATAAAAGTTTATTTATCCGGTAATTCGCCAATGCCAGATGATGTGGTCATGCAGAGCTGGAACAAGAGTCCAAAATCACCAGTTGGTGACACGGATCCACACTCTCACTCAAGCCTGATTCAGTATTTTAAAACTGAAGAAAAACTTCGGCGCTAAGGTGAAAATATGTTGGCAATAAAGAGAAAACGGATTTTAGAAACAGCAGAAAATTCTGCACCATCCTTATGGAGGACGTCATTTAGCTCTGTTTTGGTTGGGATATACTTATTCGCATCAATATTCCTCCCATCGGGAAAGGTTTTTGATGTAAATATAAAATTACTTCTGCTTGTGGTTGTCCTTGGGGCAATGGTCATAGATAAGCGTGGGAAGCCGATTGTTAAATTGGTGTCATTGCTAATACTTCCTATTGTGTATCTGATACTGGAAATGTCCCTTTCAGTTCTTACATTTCCACAAACCGATCTCATGGTATCACAGGCAATTCAGATAGCTGTTTTCTATCTGATTATAGCCCTTCCATTTGCAGTATATTCAAAAGATGAACTAGGAACAATTGTAACCAATTTGGTTGTGTCATCTGTAGTTTGTGTTGGTATTTTTAAAATTTTAATTATCGCGTACGCTACTCTAAAAGGGGTTCCTGTAACGACTATCGTAGTTCTTGTGGCAAGGTTTTTTAGCGCGAATATTATGACCTACGATTTGGATGATGTGGCACTTGCTCGAATAAATATGCCTGCTGATATCGTATTGTATGGCGTCATGTTGTTTTTAGTAAACAAAATATTCAAAGACGGGCTAAACATTAAGCTATTAGCGCAGGTTTCTATCGTTGCGTTTTCCGCTTTGATTACGATGTCTCGATTCCAGTGGGCCGGGATGGCGTTGGCTGTAGCGCTGGCTCTTATGATTAACATCAGAAATAAAAAGTCTGTTGCTATTATTTTTTCTGGATTAATACTAGTTATCGGTGCGTTATCAACACAAACGGTGCAGGATATCTTGGCATCCCGTTTGGATTCTAAAGCCAGCTCCGCATCTGATGTGATTCGAGATACTCAGGAAAAGGCTATAGACAGACAAATTGAGATGGCTCCAATGCTAGGTCATGGAATGGGGTCTTATGCTCCAGATTTAATCCGTAGCCTGAACACACCATACTCGTATGAACTACAAATACCAGCTATGATTATGCAGCTTGGATATATAGGCACTTTCATGTTTTTCGGAGTAACATTAATTCCGTTAATATACTCTTTTTCTCATGCGAGGTTGTCTTATATCATATGCGGCAGCATAATTTACGCATGGTGGATCTTAGGTGGGTTCTTTAACCCATCTATATACTCATCATCTGGGGGGGCGACTCTATTGTTTTTATGCCTAATACCATTCTCTCCTTACTTTAGGCGTAGATAAAAAAAGGGGCGAAAGCCCCTTTTTTATAATTAATCACCAATCTATTTTTTCGCTCATGCCGATAACTATGGATGCAGCAAACTTAAATAACAAAAATAAATCAGGTGATGACTTATAGAATGCTATCCCACCAATGAAATACACAAATGACTTTGCGAAAGAAAGAGCATTGAATGAAATTTTCATTCCGAGAATTCAATCCAGTCACTTGCCATCTCGTCGAAGTCCGCGGGAATGAATGTCATCTGAATTCCGGCTTGATCAACAAAGTCAACCGACGGATCAGGATGAAACTCTGAAATATCAGCGTTCCACGTAATGTGTTGCCCGACGGGCCAAGCCGGGCGAGTCATATCCACGCCAGTTTTGCATACTTCCAGAGCCTCTTCATACGTATAACTCATCTGGACTCCTTAAACGGCCTGTGCCGTTTTTTTGTAGCGCAGATACGGCAGTCGATCTACGGTAGGGATAAAGTCGAGGATAGTGAATGAACATGCTGTGTTTGTTGCTTCACTATGTCCAATATGTGTAATAAATCTGTTCAGGGTGGTACTGTTTCCTATTTCAAATCGCATATTCAGCGTATAAATTTTGCCTATTTCATTGGCGGTGAAGGTAAACGTTGTCCCCCACATCTGGAATTTCAGGTAGTGATTCCCCACTGCGCCGGCAGTCATCTTCACTTTTACTGTCAGATAGAAATATGTCGACAGTGATTGCCCCGCATCAAGAATTGGGAATTGCACTGTCTGGTCATCACTTACGTTAGCCGTGGCTGGGAACCCCATGACTAACGAGTTCCCTTGCCGGGAGAAAATAATATCCGCCCCATAAGATATGGCATTGGTCGGGTAGTTTTTTGACGTGTTACTGTTCACTGACATGGCGCTAAAGAAGTCGAGCGGACGGTTAACCACCGGCGTGTCGGTCACGTCCACCGATTCAAATTTTGTATTCGTACCATTGTCTTTCATACCGTCAGTGAAGGCGTATTTCCACGGCGCACTGCCGGTAGTCATAAAAATATTGCGAATTTTGGTATTCAGGAATGTTGCCCCATCGCAGGCAACGATATCGAGCGCCGACAGATATTCGCCTGTATCGTGCGCCTGATATTGCCAGGGCTGGAACCACATCCCGTCAAAGACAGGATAGAGGCCGGAACGGATACGCAGACCGCCGTTCTGCAATGAACCGTTGTTATAAAAGTCCCTGAACCGCGCATTCAGTCCGGCATCAATATCAACCTGCGGCAGACTGGTGTAGTACCCGTTGGTGTCTACCCCGTTAATCATTTTGTGCGTCTCACCGGAGAACCCATCGAAGCTGCACTGTTGTAACAGCAGTCGCGAATTATCATCAGCGTAAAAATGCGTGTTGAGCCGCGTGGATGTGAATACCGTTGACATGCGTACGTTGAAGCGGGCCTTGTCGTAACACCGGATATCCAGCGCCATTGGCCCTACCTCCTGGCCGATATCAGCCGCAGTCCCCGCAAGCTGGAGGTTATTTACATAGCCATCTGTCCACGCCCCGGAATCCGCATCGAAATATTCCGACCACTGCGCATAATGCCCATCCTGCGCAGAGCCGCAGTCAAGCAGGTAAATATTGGTGGCAGATAGTGACACAATATCCCGCCCGGCGCCAGCCAGCTTTTGAGGGCTGATACGGATGCCACCATGCCAGCAGTTGCGTGCAAAAATCTGATCCACGACAGAGTTGATACAGCCGTCTGCGATCAGAAATGCACCGACGTAATCTCCCCTGGTATTGCCGAGTCCGTCATAGGCGATACCGATATTCGAAAGCCGCCTCTGCCCACCGGTCGGACTCCACTTATGCAGAAATTCCCCTGAGGGGAAATTCGTGTGAGCGGCCAGAAAACTGTGGCCGGGTATGCCTCTCAGTGAACGGGCATTCTGAATGTATGGTTGAGATATTGGCACATTTCCACATGGCAACCAGATACTCTTTCCCTTTAATCTGGCATATTCATCTGCCTCAGCAATGAACTCATACAGGTCGCCGATTGCATCGATAGTTTCGGCGGCAGTTAAATACGGAGAAATGTAATCAAGATAATTATCGGGAAGCACTTCGGTAAAATTAAAACCGTCCCGACCGTCGATGATTTTCGCCATGTCGGTTGAGTTTCGAAATCGCTTCCTGTGCATGATCATGAATGTGCCGAGACCCGGCTCTTCTGAATTCAGGTTTTGGCGAAGCGCTGCATCACCGACGGAAACGAAGTGCAAAGAGTCAGTCGCATTCCATGTTTCATCCGTAGTTCCCGCTGTGGTGTATGGGATATCTGTCGCTGCGGTGAGTTTATACAACTCGTTGTTATAGCGAATGAGCTGGTTATATTCGGTGAGCGTCAACGGGCCGGCGGTGTAATCACCGACAACCTCATAACCAGAACTCTGGATAAATGAGTTAAACCTGCTTTCCCTATCCTGCTGTGCTGCATTGAACTGATTATTTCTTCCGGTGTTCGTCAGGCGCTTTACGCCAAGACGGTCAGTATAGAATTCACCGGTGCCAGTAACTTCTTCGTCAAGCTTCGCGCCTGCAAATACCGCATTGCGGATATCGGTACTCGGTACCGTAACCTGCGTCGGTGTAGGGAGTGGAACTTCTGCCATGTCTTTTCGCCCTATAAAAGGCGCACGAAGCCCTCAGAAGTGAATCTGATGGTGTGCGCGAAGGTTGATTATGGGTAAATTGAGTCTGAATATTCGATCAGTGATAACGTCTGTGTGTCATCACCGTTGGGTTTTGCGCTATCGACGCGCCAGATTGTGGAGTTCAGTTCCGAGTCGGTAGCAATGAAATAACGGCTGGGGTTTTGCACATTTTCGCGGTCATAAATGTTCAGATCGAAGGTATCGGCCGCAGCCTGAAATGCTTTGGGCTTGCCGCTTACCGGATAGGCCCGCCAGCGCCCGCGGTAATTTCCGAGGCTGTCGGTCATAACCACCCACATATCGCCGAGAGAAAAGTCGAGACGCTCTGAGGTCGCAAATACGTCTCCGGATCGCCCGGTGATATAACCGGTTTGCTGCGCGTTGTCGTACATGTCCGGACACTGAACCACCGTACCGCGCACGACCTGCGTTTCTTCCAGCACTTTCACCGTCATTGTCAGGCGTGAGTAAAGGATTTTCCTCGCCTCAAGCCAGGCCCGATCGGTTGCCTGAGTGGCGTTGCGGCAGCCGTCCAGGCTGATCTGCATCGCGTTAACAGTGGCATCCTCAACCTCAGTGATGCCGCTGCTGTCGATCTGCAGGTAGATGTACGCCTTCTTGTTCGTCAGCGGGTCGACGTAATCCAGCGCCACGCCGTCGTAACCACCGGGGAGAGACATTTGCCAAGCGACCTTGTACTCGTCCCAGAACATGTTTGAGCGCGCAAAAACCGCATCTGGATTTGTCACTTTCTCATCACGCCAGAACGTCAGCACATCGCCGATATTGTTGCCGTCAACGCGGGCCACATTGGCGATCGTCGCTATGCGCTCACCCAACGGCTGTTTCTCATCCGAGAAGGTGTAATCGAAATACCCAAGCGCCTCATCCGGCAGCGAATCGGCAATGGCATAAAGAGCCGCGACGTCAATACTGGCCACGTCCTGCTTACCTACGACAACCCACTCATGCAGGATAGCGTCAGCAAACGAACGACTCGGCCGCAGAGTGTAATCGACCGCGCCAGTCGCCCTGTCGTAGCTGATGGTATGCCGCAGCGCCAACATGTTGTACTTCTGCTCGCGGTTTGAGTTGCTGTCGTTCGGCCCCTTAATCGTGATGCGGGCAATGGTGTCCTCCGGATAAACGACGTTTTCGCGCACGTTCACCGCATGGATCGCCATCAGCGTCACGACGTTAGCGTCATTGCTGTTGTCGAGGCGCTCGATGGTCACCGCATAGCGCCCCGCCCCGGCAGCCGGGACAAACTTATGCGTTGTGCGGAAATACCGGGTCGTTACCTGGAAGTCGTTATCGAAGAAATAATCGTGCTGCTCTGACGTACCGGGCACCTGATTGTTGTCGTCATCGACCTGCCAGAACTTGATCCGGTATTGCGTTTTGCCGGCCGTCGCGCCGAGCTGAACCAGCACATGCCCCCAGACCTGAGTGGAGACGATCGGCGACACTGACGGTCCGATAACCAGAGGGGTCTGGTCATTCAGCGTGAACAGCGTCGCGTTGATAACCGCATTGCCCGGCAGAGACGTAATTTCTCCCGAGAGTTCGCCAATATAGAACGTCGTGTACGAAAGCGTGTCGTCGCCAATAAAGCTCTCTGAGGAGATGATATTCCCGGCGCCGGTGACATTCCGTGTGACGCTTGTGCCGCCATCGTTCCAGGTGGCGTTGATGACGAATGATACGGGGTGTGGCACCGCCAGCGCAGCGAAGTAGGCAAAGTTGTCATCGTTCGACAGCACAACAGCCTTGAGCTGATTACTCTCGATCGCCACCGATGTCGGCGCCGTCGTGGTCGCTGTCTGGGCCGGGAAGTCCTGACTTTCGTTCAGGCCGGGGACTGTCTCATTATCGACGTCATCGAACTGATACCCTACTTCAATAGTGCCGATCACGTCTCCCGGGTTATAAATCGCAGAACTGGCTCCCGCCAGGCTGCCGAGGTTCGATTCCGAGTAGCGGATCGAGGAAATGGTGTACCGGCCGTAACCGACTTCAAACCACTCCGTGAGTTGCTTGTTATTGTCGACGAACTCAAACAGCGCTTCCTGAATCAAATCGGGAAACACGCGGCACTGGCCATAAATGTTTGGACGCCCCTTGTACAGCCTCGCCCGGTTGGTCTGACCGGTCAGATCATTATTGGGGGATTCGCCTGTCGCCACCGATACTGACGCGCTGGGCTTATTTGACAGGCCGAACACCTTCAGCGCGCCGGAGAGGATTTTCGTGACCGGACGCAATATCGTGGTGATGAGTTTGCCAACCCCGCCTTCTGGCTGGTCGAACACAGCCACCACGTCACCGGGTCGCAGTGGCCGGCTGATATCGTAATCGTCAGGCAGAGCTCGGCCATTCAGTTTCACGATAACATCGCGGTGCAGCTGCAGAGAATCCAGCAGGCTCACCAGTGTGGTGCCGGCATCTACCGTTCCCCGCTGCAGCGGCGCGCCTGGCAGCCTCTGTAACTCATATCGAACCATGCACCATGTACTCCACTTTGCTGTAAACCTTCAGTAATGCCAGCGGGCTATCGCAGCGCACGAAACCAAATTCCCCGCGGGCATGCAGGCACTTAACCGGGCTGATCATCACACCGATATGCGCCGGCACTTCGCCGCGGTAAAAAACGGCGATGCAGCCGGTGGCGGCAACCGGCACACGCCGCCAGTGCGCGTGCTCCTGTTCGTAGCAGGTGATGAAATCCGCGCCCGATTCGTAGCCGGCGATGTGATGCAACTCCAGGCCGAGCACATGCCGGTAATAGAGAACCACCAGGCCCCAGCAGTCCGTCTGCTCAAAACTGCAGGCGCGATTAGCCCAGGGCTTGCCGTTAACAAGCCCGATAAAGTCGCTCTGTGTCATACGGTGATCAGCCCGGGATAGTCTTTCGTTGTGTAAATGATGGAGTTGGCCAGCGTCAGCGGATTAGTCTTGCCGGCGGTCACGGTGACGTTGCTGGCATCGGCTGAAATGTCGTTCACGTAAAGCGTCCAGTCTTTCAGAGATGATGCATCGCCGATCGCGTTCCACTGCTGATACAGGCACTTTATCGGCGTCATGCGCGCCGCCCCGCGCCAGCTTTTCATTGTCTGCCGGACATGCTCCGTCGCGGCGACAAAGGTTATCATCATTGAAATGACCGCCGTTCCGTCCTGCGCCGGCTCGGTCACGCTGAACCGCGCAGGCTCGAACGAGTTTCCGCCAAACGTCGCCGGGCGAAACAGGTTATTGACCACCCGGTAATAACCAAACGCAGGGTGATAAAACTCCACCGTCTGTTTGATGTCGCTTGCCGGCCTGCGCTCCTTCCACTCTCTCAATGTCGGCATTAGTCAGCCCTCGGCATCACTTCAGTTATCAGGTAATCCAGCCAGTATCCATAGCCAGGCTGGGCCTCTACGATCCAGTCGTCATAGTCCTCGGTAATGTCCTCGATACCGTTGCTTATAACCGTTGCGGTCCAGGTGACAATGTTGCCGTTTTTGCTGGTCTGCACCGGCATGTCGACGAAATGCAGCGTCTGCTGCTGAACGCCCTGCGTATCACCCAAATCGATCGGCATCTGGAACCAGTTGCGCCCGCGGTCGCAGTAGGTTGGCGAGCGAAGCCACGACTTAAACCGCTCGGCCTGGGCAAGCGTGAATATCCACTGCAGCGTCCAGGTTGCTTTCAGGTCCGTAGTGATCGGCGTGATTATCAGGGGGCCGACCGCCGTCTGCGTCGTCTGCCAGGCTGTATCCTGCGTCATGTTCTGATCGGCGCGCTGGGGCAGCGGCAGGAACGGAGGGTATTGAACTGTTGCCACGTTTCCTCCGGGCATTAAAAAGCCCGCCGGAGCGGGTTTGGTTTAGTAAGCACCTTGCGCTTTGCGGCTTAGTCCAAATGTCTGCTGCATCTGAGAGGATACCGGGCCGCCTCTTTCCATGTCGGTGATCAGCAAATCCACCACTGCGCTACCGTCCTGCATGTAGCCGTCGGCACTCTGAACGGTGGCGCCGGTAGACTGGTTGATGACGTTCACCTGCACGCTGACCCCTCCTCCTGACTGCATATCCTTATTGCTGATGACCTTCCCGTTATCGCCGGGGATCATGTACTGCTTGCCGGTGCTGGCCTGGTAAATCTCTGGCTTACCTTTCTCGCCGACCTGATACAGGCCGCCGGCTGATACCGGGCCGCCGTTGTAGCGAGCACCAGATACAGTGCTTAGAGCCATTGATGTTGCCAGCCCAGAACCATAGGCCACGGCCCCCACTTTTGCTGCTGCGCCACCTGTAGCCACGGAGGCGGCATAGGCTGCCGGTGTCCATGCGTTGGTTAACAGGGATGCCTGTAGCAATCCGTTAGCAGTTGATGCCGCACCGATTGTCTGTCCGATGATAAAGTTTTTTAGCATCTCAACGCCAACCTGAACAATGCTGTTGATCACGCTGTTCAGGATGGTATTGCCGAGCGACCGCATCGCTTCCTGTGCCGACATTGTGCCGGTTAGCAGGCCGGTTATGGCATTTGAGGCATTACCGCTAAACGCATCTACCGCACTCGTCAGCATGTTATAGCCGAGACTTTGCTGGCTGAGGATTTCCCATTGAGCTGCGATCCGCTGCTGCTCATACTGCCGGTCAGCGGCATTTTTCAGCGCCAAAGCATTCTCATGAGCGAGAACCCCTTGCTGCTCAAACTGCTGAATCAGCGCCAGCTCCTGCGCGTGCTGGTTAGCGAGTTGCTGCACCGGGTCAACTTCGGCAAGTGCCTGCTGGGTGGGGTTAACCACCTGCTGCGAGCGTATTTTGGCAAGGTTGGCCTGATGCTGCTGCTCCATCTGCTCAGTGGCTGCGTTGTATTCCTGCAGATCAATCTTCCCGGCGTTCAGCGCCGCTTTCAGGTTCTGCATGGATTCAGCGTATGATTTATTCTCCGCCTGTTCCGGAATGGCATTAAGCGCCTCCGTTACCCCCTTCGCCGCTGCGGCTGCATCCCATGCGGCTGCTGCGTATTTGCCTGCTTCCTGGATTTGAGCCTGAGTAGCCGATTTACCGAGAGACTGCTGCGCACGCAATATCGCCTGCTCACGGCTCAATTCCTGAGTTGAGTCCGCTGCAAGCTCAGACTGCTGGCGAAGGTTTTCGAGTTTTTGAGCTATAGACTCAGCGGTGGAAGCAGACTGCTTCCCGGCTTTGTCGCTTTCCTTCCTGGCCTCCGTAACCCGGTAGGTTTCGGCGTATTCGTCCTGCAGCGCTTTTATTCGCTTAGGATCGGTCACACCAGCATCAGCTGCATCATATTGGGCATGAAGCCTGGCTCGCGCCTCGCCTTCAAGTTTGGCCAACGCAAGCCGGCGTTCAGAGTTTTGAACCAGCTTCTTGGTTGCGGCGTCATCGCCTTTGGCCGGAGGCGCATTAAACTGGTTGCTTCCGGCGTCCTTCTGAGCCTTTGCTCGAATGTGGGCTATTTCCCCCTCGATCTGCTTCAGCTGCACTGCTGCCTGCGCCCTTCTGGCCTGAAAAACTGAGTCAGTTTCATACCATCTCTGGCCGTCTTTCAGCTCATTGTTCAGATCCTGCTGGAGCTTGATCAGCTTCGGCATTCTTGAAGAATCGCCGACATTGTTGTTGTAGTAATTGAGGTTATCCGCGACGCTCTGCATCAATCCTGCAAGGGTCGTAGTCAGGCCTATTGCCTGGTTCAGGTCGTTAATGGCATTTTTGAAGGCCACATCGAGGCTGTTCTTTGCGCGATCAATGCTGACCGGCATTTTATCGAACTCTTCATTGACCGACTGCGACTGACGTTGAATGGCGTTCAGAGCATCCTGAGCCGTCAGTTTACCTTCCAGCATTCTCTTGCGAAGATCGCCGAAGGGTATACCTAGCCCCGCTGCAATCTGGCGAGCAAGTTCAGGCATCTGCTCAAGAATAGAGTTGAACTCGTCAGCACGAACGATACCACCAGAAATAGACTGGCCGAACTGTCGCAATGCGTTTGCCATTTCCTCAGTAGAGGACCCACCGATCGTGCCAATTTTTTGCAGCGTCGATGTCAACATGAGAATTTGCGAGTTAGTGGCGCCAGTTTCCTTTAACGCTGTCGTCAGTGATTCCCATAACCTCTCAGTTTCTGACAGGCTATTACCTGTTTGAGCCGCGATTGCAGACAGGGAGGCAAGTGTTTCTTTGGCCACATCAATGCTGGGGCTTAGTCTGGCTATCCTCGCCTGGAGCGTAACCATCTCGTCGCCGATGGCGATAAGCTTCTTCGCTGCATCAATGGTGAAAGCTGCTGCAATGGCAACGCCAACTTTATTTAAAGCACCTTCGAATCGCCCGGCAGATCGTGATGATTGCTCAAACTTGGCGTCCATTTGGTCAAGACGTTTATTAACCTGCTGCTGCGCCTGGATCAGGCCGGATACGTTAGCCTCAATGTCATAATAAATTTCACCTGCTTTCTCTGCCATCGCATACTCCGGGCATAAAAAAACCCGCCGGAGCGGGTTTGGTTATTTACAGGCCCGTTGGCCTATATAATACGCTATTGAATTATCAACTATTGGTGACATGCCTTCGTCGGGCTTGGATGCTTTCATTTGTTCCAGCGTGTCTCCATCACCAAGATACTTCACCGTCCACGATGTGCAGTCATACAGGCGCTGTGAGTAGGATGTCCCTGATGGCCCCTCTCTCATGGTCGTGATGGTTGCCATGGAACCATTTAAGCTTTTATCAATGATGGTGTATTTGGCTTTCGAATCAGTTGGAATACTTATTGTTGTCGCGGAAACTGCACTAAATGACATTAGAGCTATGACTAAAAACACGACCTTTTTCACACCTTCCCCTCCCTCTATAAAAGATGAGCATAATCCTAGCAAACTTTAAAACTCTTTCCCTTATAAAAGGCGACGACATTGCCCGCTGGCTCTGTAACTATTACTTCCGCATGCCTAAGCTCGTTATCCTTGTCGATAGATGTAATCACCTCACCTGTTTTTAAGTTGAATACCTCTAATTTATTGTCATAAGGCTCTCTTCCTTTTGAAGAGCCATAAAAGGATAGCGCCAAATATTCGGCAAACTCAGATAGGGAGCATGAGGTTAGATGGGTCGTAGTAGTTAGCCTAAATACTTCTTTTTGTTGAGCATTAAGTACAATGATAGCTGCCATTATCCCATCAGGATCACGGTGAACACTGAACACAAAAGTCCCATTGAGAGAAACACACCAGGCTTTTACAGAAAATCCACTTCCTACCCTTACCATGAACTGAAACTCTTCGTTTTTTAGGAGAGCTACCGTATTCTCTCGCAGGGTTTCATATTCAGCTCGATCAAAATGCCCTACATGCCATTCGCCGTTTTGGCTTGGCACGCAATTGATGCAGAAATGCTCCATCCAGTAGAGCACTCTTCCATCGGAAAGCTCGATCCCCCTCTCTAGCTTCATCACCTATCCCCGCCGCTTTGTTTTCGACAGATTAGCAGGGATAGGAGGGAACGACAAAAGTGCGCCATGTTGGCTTTTCTGAACGAAGGCTATTCACTCTTTCTTTTCTGCTTCTGGCTTTTAGCGCCGTGCCATTCATGGAGCACTGTTCCATCGGTTGATTTAACGACGGCGATGTCCAACTCATGAAGGAACATTATTCCCTCGCAATCCTTATTCCCTGTCGTGCGCCATAAAACTACAGGATGGGCGTTGTCATCATCACCTTTGCAGGGAGCTCTTACCCCGAGGGAAACGTCGTAGACTTCAATTATGGACTGAGTCATGCCGCCATGCATCGTCCGGCCTGAATTTAAAGTGATGTGAAGGTACATGATCATCTCCAGATGAAAGCCCACCGTGGCAGGCTATTCCAAATTTATGCGATACCTGGCAAATACAACTGCACTTCATCGGCAGCACGATCGCGCGCAGCATGGAGCAATTGCTTACGTCCGCCGACTCCCCATTTCGCCATCTGGCTAGCACACTGGCTAATCGCTTTGGTTTCAGTGTTGATGATATGGTCGATTTTATTCAGGCGGGACATTGCTCCAATGCCCATACGAACAACCGTACGAAATACCTCATACACCTCGATTTCGAACTCGGGCTTAATCCATGCTGCATAGCGAATGGCAAGCAGCTCCACTCCCCAGACACCAGGCTCATCCCCACCTTTAACTACCTTAAGTGGTTGAATTTGTTCCAAAGCACTTTTTTGGGCTTTGGACTGCAATGCTTTGATGAATCTTTTAATCTGAGCGCTGCGGAGGAATTTACTGGGCCTCTGCGACTCAGTTGCCTCCCCTTTTGCTACTGCCGCAGCATGAAGATCGTTGAAGTTATAGCGACCATCGCCATCGACACGAACGGAGACGCCGTTCACTGATACGGTTGGATATTTCATATCGGCTTACCTTTTAGTGATGAACCTTGTCGCACAGGAAACCGGCCCACAGAAGGCGCCGACAGCCAGCCGGCATCCTCAAGGGTCATCCTGAAAGGTTCTGTGTTAAATGCGCGTGCGAGGCGCGTCAGAAGTGAGTCGGCATTAGCCGCTCACGAACAAACGGATAAAAAAAGCCCCGCGGATGCGAGGCTGATATTCGGTTAGAGCTGAGGTTAATTCTTCGTGGGGGTTGTCCTGGAATGCTCCTGCTGCATCATCGCCTGCCAGCGGCGATCGTCTTCGTCCATGACCGTGTCGTACTCTTCGCGCGTGAAGCCGTTCTGATTGGGGTATTTGGCGTTAATCATCATTGCGAACTCTGTCATCGTGAGGTTCTCGGCCTCTTCCCGGCTTATGCCGAAATGGTTGCGGGCCGCCATGATGTAGTCGGCTGCGCGGAATTCTGCGGTTGTCTCATTCGTTTCGTAACGCTGCAGCTTACGCACCTTCGCTTTGCCGATAATGCCGTGCATCATCAGGTTTTGCGCGACGATGACCATGCTTTCTGGCGGCATGCTGCCCGGGCGCCACACGAAGCCACGCTTGCGTGATTTCCCCGGCTTCATCCAACCAACCAGATCGCCGATATCATCGTCACAACATGCTGTCAGTACCGTGTGAGCAGCCATGATCGCTTTGCGTGACAGGAGCCCGCTTTGCATAAACCGCAGGACGCAATCAGGAAGGCGGCTGTACTCATCGCGGATATAAGCCTCGGCTGCGCGCTGCGCGAATGATGTCGTCTCGTCGTTGCACAGGTCATAGAACGCCTGAACAATCTCCTCGGGCTCACCGATTCGCGCCATGTTGCGAAACGACGGCCGGAAAAAGAATTCCCGGTCACCGGTACCGATAACGCATTCGCCTAATTCTTTAATCGGGGTCATAGTCGCTCCATAAACAGTATCAAGGGCGCAGAACGCCCTTTGTACTATTCACGAAATGGCTTGGTGGTTAACTGATAGTGACCGTGCAGGATGCAGACGTGATCTTGACTGGTGTCGCGGAAGAATCGGTAACTTCACAGGTATAGGCCCCGGCATCACCGGAAACAGCGCTGGCCTTGTTGAAGGTCGCCGTTGTTTGCCCGCTTACAACCGTGCCGTCTTTCTTCCAGACGTAGGTGTAAGGCGAAGTGCCACCCTCAACCACGACCGACATATTCAGCGCCGATCCGGCCGTCACGCTCTTGGTCGTCGGCAGGTTGGTGGTGAACGCCAGCGCCGGCGGAGCGACCTCAAATACCACGGAGTCTGCATCAGCAACTTTCCACTCCCCAGAGAAGGTCGAAATATCCGAGGTGCCGAAATCACCAGACCAGGATGTGGTGTTGAAGTAGCCCATGATATAAGTGCCAGCGTCTTCACCAGTGAAGTCGAAGCGAACCCATACTGTCGGCTGACGGCCGGCCTGCACTTCATCGAAAATATATTTCGAGATGGCAATAGCGCCGACTTCCGTCGTCTTGTCCTTCTTGCGGAACTCACCTTCTCCTGAGATGGTGAAGTCCATATTGTTGACCAGGTTCTCAACCAGACCTTTCGTATCGTCAGCCTCAGAGGTGACGGTATTCATGGAATAGTCGAAGCCCTTGGTGGTCATGGCGCCGAGTCGCTTCCATTCGGAAAGCGCAGGAACCGTATCAGCACAGCCAAAAGCCATGCGGAGCACGGCTACCTTACCAATCAGCTTGCCGGTGTCATTAGCGCAGCCTTGCATGTATGCCTCTCAATTAAAAAAGGCCGCCATATGGCAGCCTGATGGGTGATTCTGACGATTATTCGCCGTATGTGCAGGAGACGAGCAGCCGGGTTACTAATCGGCCCTCTTCGGTAGGAATTGGCGCCGGGACATTGCCGACAAGACGCAGCGCGCCAACGCAATCATCGGCGCCGGATTGCGCGCTGATATACTCGACAATGGCGTTTACCGCGGCGTCAGCAGCATCGGGATTCGCCTTCGAGGAGATCACATCAACCATCACATACCAGTCTCCGCCGAGGTCAAAGGCGATATCGGTACCGCCGGAAGGCCGGAACACGATGAACTGGTCCGTGTCTTTCCCGGTGTCGCGCCATTGCCGCCATTGCACCTTAAACCCCGCGGCAAGCCCCTCATCCACAAACAGGTCTTTGAGGCGCATATACATGGGAGGGGTCATAGCGAAAGCTCCTTCTTCACCACCGCATCAATCTGGCTACGGGTATCCTCGAAGCCCTTCGTTAAGAACTCCTTGCGGGCCGTTGCTCGCGTGAAGTTCTGTTTCACTGCCGGGTCGTGAACATACACCGCATAGTTGGCGGAGTAACCAACGCGCCCGGTTACCCTGGTGCCGTTAGCCATGATTTCTCGGAACTGGCTGTTGATGAGCGTCGACGTATCGATCGGGGTGTAAAGCGCAGCCTGCGCACTGCCAATAAGCATCGCAGACTGGATTGCTCGCACGACTTTACGCCCCTGGACGTCTTTGATGATGCGATCTAGGTTGGCCTTTGCCTGGCGGATGCCGCGAACTTTAGCGCCCATAATTAGACTCCCGTAATCAGTGCGAAATCGTCCGCCAGTCGCTCGAACGTATCTGCGAACTGGACGATCTGCCGAATCTCATCGGCCTCATCCGGCGGTGCAGCATCGGTCGAAGCGCCAATCAGGATGTAATCTCCCTCCCGCGCCGTTGCGTACTCGGTCCATATCGTGTTTTTAACAACGAGCTCCCGGCCAAGGTCACCGATTTTTGCAGAGAGACCACCCTGGTAGTCGCAGAGGATAGCGATCGGCGCTTGCCACCCGTAAGGCTGACCTCCGCCGTCGGTATCACTACCGTCAGCATCGCGTATGCGCCGCCAGAGTGTCGCTGTTGCCGTGTATGACCAATTGGCTACCGAAGACATCAGTCATCCCTCCATCGCAGTACAGCGGCGCCTGTGGCGCGTATGCGGTCGCAGTTAATGAACCACTCGCCGTCGCTTTTCACGTACGCTGTAGTTTGCTGGCCGGTGTCGGTGATCACCCACACCCGGGTAAACGTCTGCGGCAGCCGTTGCTGAACTGAAACCCACGCCATTAGCAGCCCCCGACCACCATAAACAGGCCCACACTGTTGCCGGCGCTGATCGGTAGTTCACTGGTGCAGCCGCTGGTATCCAGTTTCGCCAGCGAGTCACGCAGCCAGGTAATGCCGTCATCTCCATAATCGAACGAGCGCGACGCTCCTGATGGCGCCCCTTGCGATTTTATTCGCCGGGCACCAGAAGACGTCGCCATGAGCGCAGCGGCATACATCAGGATGAGCTTTGCCGTGCAGTCGTCATACCCCGCACCATCAAGGCACGGGATAATCTTGTTCACCACGCAGAGAATCGGATCGAGCAGAGCGGCCGGGATGGAGTAACCCAATTCACCGAGGAACGCCTGCACGTCTGCCGCTGTGATTGGGTCAGCCATGGTTATTTCGCCTTCTTCGATTTGCTGGCAGATTCTTCCTGCTGCTCTGCCTGCTCTGCCTGCTCTGCAGCATCATTTCCCGGTGTAGCCACTTCCAGCACCTGGTCGTCATCACTAATGATTTCAACCAGACCGGCGGCCACCCAGCGCTTAGCGACATCGCCGCTTACCGAAACCTGAGCACCAACCTCCAGTTTCTGGAGATTGGCACCGGAGAAAAGGTTATCGCTAATCACTTTTACCAGTGCCATTTACCGCCCCTTAGCTGTGTGCGTAGATGACTGATTTTTTGCTGTTGATGTCGGTCTTAACCATCAGGCCAGCAGCGCCCCAGGTACGCCAGATGTAATCGCTGTTGTAGAACGGACGCGGATCGGCAACGGTGCCGAAAGCCTGGCCTACAATCGGAGCAATCACGCCAGCGGTAAGCGGGACAATCAGGATCTGGTTACCGGTCAGCTGAGCGTCTTCTTTAATCGCGGCAATGCCGGACAACTTCAGAAGCTCTTGCAGAATGGTGTCGGACTGATAGTTGTCGCTGAAGTAGCGTTCCAGGTTGGAAATGATGGCGCTCGACACATACCAGGTCTGCTCGGCGTACTGATTGTTGGTCAGTTTGAGCGTGTCGCGCAGCTTAATTGCTGCGTTACGGATCTGCTCAGCAGTGGCGGATGCGCTGGTGAAGTCGATATTCAGGCCAGATGCGCCCAGGTCAACCATCGCCACACGCTCGTCGTTCTTCAGACCCTTCCAGGTCTTATCGTCGAATTTGATGTAGTTACCTTCCGCGTCGCGATAGCCGTTGTAGATGTAATCCACATACTGGCGGCGCACTTCATTGGTTGACTCAAACTGAGCGTCAGAGATGATGTCGAACGCATCCGGGTTGTTCAGGCGAGGCTCACGCCAGTGGAATTTGAAGCCGGTGTCGTGCACCGGAACCATAGTACCGTCGTACTGGTACTGCACAGCATCCAGCGCCGCGCCGATCTGGCCTGACATGGAGGTGTGAGCCCACATGCGGCCGCCAGACTTGGCGTATTCATACACGGTCTGATTGATGCGCACCGAACGTGACAGCGGCATCAGGTCGTTGAACAGCGTGAACTCAGTGTTCGGCTGGAATTGACGCAGTACGGTCTGGTCAAAGGCCTTGTACAGGTCAGCAGGTGAGCGAACAGCGTTGATGCCGTTGAGATGGTTAACAGCATTAAGGCGGTCGGCGATCTCCTGCATAACGTTGACGCCCTGATGGTTCAGCGCGGCATTACGCTCCATAGTCAGCATACCGAACTGGTATTGGTTCACGGCCAGGTTGCCGGTCTTTTCGCCCAGCGATTTAGAATAAACAAGCATTCAGTAACTCCTTACTTGATCACTACGCGAATGAGATCGCCGGCAGCGGCGGTAATTGAGCGCTCTTCGTCGCAATAGCAGCGATCGTTTTCACCGGTGGCCCACTTCTTAACCTGGCCATTAACGATTGAGAGAGCGTCGCCTTTTTTATAGGTGCCGGCCGCTGCGCGCACATTCAGGAACATGCCAGGCAGCGGATGGATGCCAACCAGCAGATCGTCGACAGCAAACGTGTCATCTACCGTTTTGCAGCGCAGATAATCGAAGTCAGCGACATAGATAATTGCTGTCTCGCTACCATCAACCGACACCTTGAAGACGCCAGCATCGAAGAAGCCCAGGGTGCCGGGCTTGACCGCGGTGGCGCGGCCTTCACGGTTGAGCAGCGGATTAGGGAATACGCCACCGGCGTGAATTACGTGTTTTCCGTCTTTAGCCATTTTTTACTCCGGCATTTCGCTGACTGATTGGGTATTGGTAGCCTGGCGGAAAGCGCCATTCAGGCCGGTTGAAGTCTGGCATTGAGCAAACAGCTCTTTCAGAGGCTCGCCGTCCAGAGCGTTGACAGCGATATCGGTCATGCCAAATTTGGCTTTTACCGCTGCGCGCATGTTGCTCTTCTCGCTTTCCGAGTTCGCGTTGATCTTGCTGTTAAGCGCCAAAACCTGATCGGTCAGAGCTTTTGCCCAGGCTGGCATCTCTTCATTGTTGGTGGCCTGTTCCGTCTTCTTTGGTGCGCCGGTGGCCGGGTCGATTTCTTCATCGCCCTTTTTCTTGGCGGTGACCTCTTCGGCCTTCATCTGGTTGTAAGCGTCCATCAGTTCGGCATCGGACTTGCCTTCAGTCGGCTTACCCGCGGCTTGGAGCGCATTGATAATCAGTTCTTTCATCGGATCGTTCTCTCCGTTGGTTTTAATCTCGTACTCAATGGGTTTGCGCACGACTTCTACAGGTTCGCCGACGAACACGGCTTTGCCGTCATCATCGATGAGGTACTTCTGCTTTAGGTATCTGGTGTCATCGCGGTAGATGAAGCTGTCTGGCCACACCGTTTCTGGCCATAGCCACTTATCTTCTGTGTCACCCTCGCGAAGCTTGTCGCTGATAGCGCGTGAAATGTCGTCAAAAGAGAAGTTGGAGGCATTGGTGAAAAAGAATTTGGTCTTGTTGAGCAGGCCTTCGCGTGTGCAGTCGATACCATCAGCAAGGCGAGCAACCTCGATCTGCTGCTCATGACCTTCTGAGTTGACGAATATGCCCACGCCTTCTTCAGGTGTTCCGGCGCCAGGCTCATCGAGCAGCACCGCCACATGGTCAAACATCATGTTGGTGGCGATCTCGTTGTACTTCTTGCCCTTCGACTCGCCATTAGCGGCAATGCCGGAATACAGCAGCCCTGTGGAGATGTGGATGGGTTCTGAGTTGGTACCGGCGATCATCTCATCAAGGCGATTAATCAGGCGCTTGCCCTTCTCGCTTGACTCGGCGTACTGGCGGTTAACGTACATATCACCCGTCACCTTCCCACCTTCGTGGCTGACGTTCTGCAGCCATGCGCCGACGTGATATTCATTCACCGCCCGGACATCGCGAGCAGACACATGCTTCCCGTCAACCTTCGGGTGGCCCAGCGGCATCGGGTTACGCTCAAGCGTGTTGTAGGCCTTTTCGATTTCTGCTGCCGGGTACAACTTCCGGTTCATCACGATATCGTCCACGACAGGCGTGATGCCGCGAACCACGATATGTGGCTTGCCGTCGATGGTTTCAGTGGTGATGTTTGAAGCGGAGTTGACGACGGTCAGCACGTTAACGCGGTTGCGTTTCATGCTGGGTCCTCGTTGGTGGATTTCAGGCAATAAAAAAGGCCGCCGGATGGCAGCCTGTAATATATTTTTAGGACAGAATTAGAGCCCTGACTTCATGCTATTCACCAAAGCAGCCCATCATTACTGCTGCTTCATGGAACTTTTGAGCCTCGGTCTGTGCTGCCTCTGGCAGGGCTGGGAATCTAGCCTGCGTAATTTTTTCAAATGGCAGAAAATAATCCCGACTCAGTGTTTCTTCACCATTCTCATCAATAACAGTGAATGAGATGCGGACTGTGTTCTTTGGTTTCGGAATGCTCATTCACAACCTCGTCTTAGTTGCTCGTCAGAATATCAGTGGCAGGCGGTGACGATACCGTTTTTCGGGAGCTACCCTAGCCACTGATGATTATACATTAAGCTGATTCTGCTTTTGTCCACTGATTCCGCTCTTTAGCCAGCTTATCCGCCAGCCCCTTGTTAAATATGCTGCCGTCGTCGTTAAGCAACACCGGAATCTGGCTGCAATAGCAGTTATACCGGTTGCCGTTCTCGGCGTAGAAGTCTCGCACCTGCTCGGTGGTGTATACCTTGCCGTGGCGGCTTGCGTGCCAACTACGCGTCGTCGGTTTGAGCGCTGACAGCCACAGCAAGCCGGTATTCAGGCCAAGCCGATCCGCCGCCCAGTCCGTTTCGTTCCATTGCGCCTGTCGCAACGCGCCGACCTGCTCAGTCTGAGCGATGGTCTTGGCCTTCGACATCGACACATCGAGGCGCTTGCTGATAACGCTGGCAGTCTCTCGAGGATTCACCCCGCGCGCGACCGCATCGGTAATGATGTTGGTCAGATCGCCGCGGGCGGTGTCGCTGATGACTTTCCAGTCGCTAAAAGTAGTCAGCCTGGCCGCCGCTATCTGGTTCAGATAACCGGGGCTGTTTAAAAGCTGCTGAAGCGTCGTCTGGCTGGCATATACCTGCGACTGTTGCGAGAGGTTGTTGAATGCCTCCAGCGTGCCGCGCTGCGCCTCTGCGGCGACGTAATCCATCGCCCACAGGTTTTGTTCGCCGCCTTCCAGCAGGTAATCGTCGAGAATAACCTGTACCGCTTCAAGCAGGTCGGCCAGTTCCTGCGCTGACATGTCGTAGATAAACTTGCCAGCGTTTACCTGGTAGAGCCGCATATCCTCGCCGCGGTCATGACAAAGGAAATGCCAGTTATGGCTGTTAACCTCTCGCTCTCGCCCTGTCAGGCGCTGGTCGAACAGAGCTTTCAGCGCCACCTTTATCGAGTAATACCTTGCCTCAATGTCGCGCTCCATCTTGCTGACGGACTTGCGCGACATTGTGGGGTCAACTTTCGACCGTGGTATCACCGGACTTTTCGGCTTCTGATTCTGGGTCGGCCAGTGGATCAGGCTTTGGCTTGTTGCCATCTGGCGGCACCTCATCATCAAGTTCAGGCAGGGCTTGCAGTTCGCCAGCCGCGCGTATCTCATTTTCTGTGATAGCAGAGCGGCCAAAGGCATTCGTCGACTTCACAGCCACGTCCGCGAGCTTGTCCATGTTGGCAATCCTCTCTGCCTGGCTAGGCGCCAGCAGATCAGACCATCCCACGGTGACTTCTTCGCCGCTGGCGGGAGGGATAACCCCCAGCGTCCAGAAACGAGTAACCACTTCGGTGATGACGTCGGTCAGGAAGCCATTGCGTCGGCTCATCCTCGTGCGCGCCCATCCTTTTGCATCCTCGGTACTTGCGCGCTCACCTGTCTGCATGCCAATAAGCTCTTTAACAGGAATCGGTACCGTTGCGCAGAACTCGCTCAGCGCGGTGCGCCATGTTGGCTCAGGGTCCGCAACCGCCACTGAAAGCACGCTCGTATCGCCCTCTTGCATGATGACTGCGCTATCTGTGCTGTCATTGAGGCGTCGAACCTGATCATCCATCCCTTCTGAGAGTTGGGCTTCGCTAACACCAAGCGCCCTCGCCAGTTGTGCGAAGCTTGTCTTGGCACTGAAGTTAAAGTTGAGTTGCCGACTGGCGTTCTTCAGGAACCCTTCCGCCGCACCGCCCGAAACTTTTTCGAGGTCCAGCAACTTGTTGAACCCCTCTTCCAGCAGCGACTCGCCGGAATCAAGCCGCCCGTCATCCGAGCCTTCAGCCAGAATGATAACGCGATCAGGGTGAACGTTGATGATGCGACCTGGCTGGCCGCTGCGCTGCTGCTGCACCGGTATCTCGGTAAACGAGTACATGCTGACAGCACCATAATTTTCGCTGTTCTGGTCTTCGTTGTAACTGGCCGGGTCTAACTGAGCCTCCCAGACTGGAACGAGCCGGACGAGCGCCCTCTCCTGCAGCCTGCCGACCATCGCCTTATCTACAGGCTCTGACCATGGCCTGTTGTCTTTAACCTGGATCAGTAGCGCAGAGTAACGACCTACTAGGTTACGTTTGTCAGCGCCCTTGATCTGCTTCCAGCATCGCTTGAGTAGCTTGTTGACCCGTTTATCCCAATCCGTTTGCTTGGTTGCATCCTTAGTCTGGTCGCCTTCGTAAACTTCCGGGTAATCTTCCCAGCATCCATCGACCATTCTCGTCACTGCGGCGCCGGCTATGGCGTTGCGTCGGTACGCCCGGTAAAAGTCATCGAAGCAAAGTTCCTTGGGATATCCAAACTCCTGATACAGGCGCTGACGCTTGGTGTTACTGGTGCCATTGAACAGAGCGTTGACGTAACGCATCCGTTCGCGGTCGATGCTGGCGTTCGTGGCGAGTTGTTTATTTTCGCTTTCGTTCACGGTGTCCTCCGTCAGCGCGAGCGCACCAACATGCCGGTGATTTTTTGTGGTGAATGCAGTACGCGATAACGTGTTCCATCCCAGTCGTGGTCTTCTTGCTGAGTGTCAACGTCATCTGGGTTTTTATCGTCTCGAACGAGAACAGGAATGCGGCTTATCCAGCCACGGCAGTAGTCAAAAACGTAGAATGCTGGCTTCTCAGGCATACCTGATTCCAGCTTCACGCCTTCAACCACCGCTTCGAGCATATCCGCAAAAAGAGATGCGCCGTTGATACGGGAACCTGGCTTTTTATCAGCTGGCAACCAGGTAACACCCTGCGCTTCCATCTTCTGCGCGATCGATAACTCGTTATCGCCAGTGTTGAATATCGCCCCATCAGCCGGGCCGGGAATCACTTCGCTACAGATGCCTGGCATAATGTGCAACTGGCCCTGCGTGACACCGTCGATTTGAATCTCTTCCGGCTCGTCGACGTCTTCGCCAACCAGTCGCTTGTCAATCCACGCTACGCCTTTCGCGACGTTGGTGGATGACATATTCAGGCCTTTGTTGAGCTCGTCAGGCGGGCATCCGTACCATTCACCGATCAGGATAAGGGAACCGGCAGGCGGGCAGAACTGTCGACCATCAGGTAGCTCGGCAGCTGTTCCATCGGCCTGAGCCCACCAGAGGTTAGAGAACGGCTTCGACTCACCCCAGTCATGAGAGCGATCGACGGTCCAGCTATCCGGGATGCGGAACGGCTTAATGACGTGCAGCGCTTCATTCCATAGATGGTCGAATCGGCCTCCGCTGGTCACGTCCCATGAGCCCTCTACCCACGCTTTGCGCCGGTTTGGGTCTTTGATGGCCATCAGGGTCGCAATGTACTGCGGGTCAAGGTACGGGTTCTCTTTAAACGATCCGTGGATAGCCACGCGGGTAAGCGTGATTTCCTCTTCTCGTTCTGTCTGAGGGTTGAACACCATTTGCCGGTCTCGCTGCACGGTTCCGCGCGGCGCTGGCTCAATGAAGCGTTTCTTCACCCAGGTATGCCCGATGCCAAACGGGTTGGTCGTGCTGAACGTTTCCAGCGGGATCGGCCTCAGTAACTTGCCATTATCCAGCGGGTAGTTTTCCGGCCTGAACGATGAGCGTCGGCAGGAGAACATCATTTCGTAGAATTCAGGGGACTGCTGTTTCGTCAGCTCGTTAAAGCCAATGAACGGGAATTCCTGCCCGTGGAAATCCCAGTAATCGTCTGCCTCTTTACCGAAGCGGAAGAGAAGCTCCTCGCCTGTGGGCCACACCCATCGCAATTCGCTAGCAGATGACAGATATCGAGCACCATCGTTGAACAGACGGAACATACGCTTCGACTGCGTGATGATGTCGGCAAGGTTCTTATATTCGGTATCGAAGATGACGCCACGCCAGAACGAGCCATAGCCCACGCCAACATTGCGCCGGAACCGGGCCAACTGCGCAGCAGTTTTACCGGGTCCGCGAGTACCTTCGAAAAGTATTTCGTTACACGGGCAACTAAGAGCCAGAGACTGTGATCCAGGCAGTGGCTTCCATACAGCTTTGTAATTCATCCACCGAGCACCTCACCCTGTTGTTTCTGCGCCGCCGCCTCCCAGTCATCCACGTTATCGCTGGTTGGTACCAGCATGACGTTATGCGTGACCTCTTTCGTTTCAGCCTTATTCTCAATGCTGTATGCCTCGCGCTCGAGGCCGATAAGCGTTTTCAGGCTGTCGCTAAGGTCTTTCATGGATTTAACGCGGGAAGGAAGACTGATTATTTTGTGGTAGAGATCGTTGAGCTTATCCATGCCTTTGTCATCAGGCGATCGCATCATCTCACCCAGGTCTTCAAGCGCGGCCACGTTGCCACACTCTCCGGCCAATTCATCGAATAGCGTATTGGTCAGTTCGCGAGCCCGCCGGATGTCTCCCCGGTGCTCCATGCGTACCGTTGCAATAACCTCGGCTGTCGCCTCTATCAGTACGCGTTCGGTCAAAGTGCTTTCGTTGCGTACCGTCCTGCGTACCTCCCGCTTGCGTACCAAGTCGTCAGCCTTTTGCTGAATCTTCGCATTCAGGTCGCGCGACCAGTCGTCACGCTTTGCTCGCTTACGGATAGCGCCTTCGCTGATTCCATGCTGCGATGCAATTTCACGGAGGGACATCACCCCGGCCCGGTACGCCGTCTCGATGGCCTCCCAGTCGGGTTTGCTCATTACAACCTCTATCTTTTGTAATCAGGAAAGCAGATATTGAATACTCAATTAGCACTCTGGAAATGAGTCGCTGGTTGCTCACTAAAGTCTTTTACAAGCATACGGGATGGAAATCTATGTATTACCAATTTGGCAATATCACTATCCATTTTTCAGTATTTCAAAACCGGTTCTTTGTCGCTCACTGGAATGGAGGAAACGTTGTAACTGACAAGTGGACACAGTTCATTGAACTTGTAACCCAACAGACAGGCATTGATAAGGTTGAGTTTCAAAACGCAGCAAAAGAATTCTTTGGAGAACAACAATAAGTTAGCGTTATCGAGCCACCTCTTGAAGTGGCTCTGTAATGCCCTACTTAACCGTTTCGATTGTCGAGCCGTGAGAATTCATCACATATACTTGGTCGCCCGGATAAATGAACTGGTAGCGAACGCCGTCGAATGCCTTTCCCTTTGCATGCTCAGGGCTTTCGAAGTCTTCTACCAAGATGGCGATAGCATCTTCATCCAGAACCCCCTCGCGCTCACTGACGATTAATTCCTCTTCCTGCAGCGCATCTTTGCACTGCGGGTCTGAATAGACCGCTGGCAGCCAGATAGCAAAATCAGGGTTTGAGTGGTCATTGGTCTGCAAGAGAATATCGTCGAAACGCTCACACCCCGCGCGGGCAATAGTCACACTCGGTTGTTCGCAGATGTGGGTAACGCCGTTAATGATGGTCTTAACTGTAAACATGGTATTTCCTTCTTCTTCTGGTAATAAAAAGCCCCGCTATTGCGAGGCTCGTTTCTTCTCTGCTTGCCTGATGTCAGCCTTATCCCGGTTGCACTGCCCAAGCGCTGATAGCAGACTGACGTTTAAATCAAGGCTCTGGCCCCACGTCAGGTTGTCAGGGATTTCCGGTTGCGGGGTGTCAGCCGTCAGGCTGGCTTGTAACGGGACCACCGGCACCTTGACGTAAACCGTTCGCGTATTGTTGCAGCCGCTTAACTGCGCCAGCAGGCACAGGGCGATTAGTGCAATCATCATTCGCAACAGCAACCCGGATATCAGCCGAGGCTCCCGATGCGTCCAGTGCGATCTGCTCTTTTGCATGCTGATTGGCCTCGGAGATGGTGTTGAAGATGGTCATGGTGGTTAGAACGTTGGAGGTGATCGCCTGTGCTGCGTTTACCTGCTGCTCAGCGCTATCGGCTCTGGTTTTCTGCTCAGCAGCAGCATTGCGGTAATGCATTGCCAGCCAACCAAGGCAAACAACCAGGCAGATCACAATGGCGCTGATAATGGCGGTTAACCGGCTCATTTTTGACTCCAGAGACAAACTTCGCGCTCAATCTCGCGCCTAGTGATCAGCCCCTTCCACTGCTTGCCGCCGGCATACGTCCAGCGCTGCAGTTCCTTACACGCTCCCGGCACGTCTCCAGCATTCAATTTCCTCAACAGCGTGGAACTGGCGAAAGCACCTGAGCCAACGTTGTAGGTGAATGAGTAAAGCGCGGCGCGGGTAGGATCAGGAATGCGGACTTTGATGAGCGGATCAATGTCGCTTGCCACCTTCCGCAGATCAGCCTTCAGCAGGTTGTCGCATTCTCTGTCGGTGTAGCGGTGGCCGCGGCGAATATCGGCGCCAGTGTGACCATCACAAACAGTCCAGACGCCGACAACATCCTGATAGGCGTAATAACGCCTTCCTTCCAGGCCATCGGCATTACCAAGCAAGACAGAAGCAATGGCGATCGCGCCCGAACCGCCGGCGATCGCACCAATCAGCTTATTCCTCAGCGTCGGGTTCATCTCGGCTCCTGCTACGTCGGTTGTCTTCGCGAATCTTGAAATACAAATTCGTCAGATACGTAAGTACGGCGATGACAATGCCCACCAGTACGCCGATGGCATTCCACTGCTCGGGGCTATAGGCATTTAGCATGCCGTTAAGGATGCTCCCGGCTGAAGCGCCATAGGCAGCACCAGTGGTTATCTTTTCCATGCGATACATACTCTCACCTCGCGTTGTTAGCGGGTGCTGTGCGTGTTTGAAAGGGTCAGGCCCGTCGGGCTGGATTTAACAACGAAGCGTGTCGATGATGATTCCCGCGGGACCTGATAATAAAAAAGCCCGCAAAAGGCGGGCAATAAGCATGAGGGTAATAGCAATGTCGGTGATGACCGAAAATACCCTGGCTGGGTCTGGCGGCCTGCGATGCTGTTGCAGCAGCGCCCCTGATGGATTGGATTATGAGCCCGTCATCAGGCCAGGCCATTATCTGGCGCACCATTCAGACTCGAACCTGAAACCGATAGCTTAGAAGGCTATTGCTCTCTCCGGTTGAGCTAATGGCGCTGAATTGGTGCCGGCTAACGGATTTGAACCGCTACCCATTCGCTTACAAGGCGACTGCTCTACCATTGGAGCTAAGCCGGCTAATTTGGTGGAGCCCGATGGAATCGAACCATCTCCTGATACTCTTCAGGCATCCGCGCGAACCATCTACGCCAGAGCTCCGTAATTTGGCGGGACGACGTGGAATCGAACCACGATAAGCAGGTTAACAGCCTGCCGTAATGACCTTTATACGATCGACCCTCAATCTGGTTCAGGGCTCTTGCGCGGCGGGTGTCAACGTGTCGTGCAGCACGTTTCTACCCAAGAGCCCTGACCGGATCGCAGGCATAAAAAAAGCCCCGCACGATGGCGAGGCTCGGTGTTCTGATAGGTCAAACGCAAATACGGCAACCTACACTAAATATATTGCTCATTTGTTCATTGAAATGCAAGCACGTTATGACTATTTTTTGCAATTTTCCTCATGCTTTCGCGATCGTTAAACGCATTTTGCAGCGGCTTGTACAGGCAGAAGAGCGCCGCGTTGATAATCTGCTTAACTTCCCGGCGGATGGTTGAAATGCTCGGGTGCTTATACTGGTTTCCGGCGCGGGTCTTCATCAGGCGAGGTTTGCTCACAGCATGCTGCCATGAAGCGATCCTTATCTCGCTTGAGTTACAGACGTAATAGGCAAAAATCACCTTCCATGCGTTCTCATCTACGTTTTTCAGGTAATTTCGGATTACGGCATCAATCAGCAACCCATCATCATCGCTGCATACAGGCCTTGATGGTGCTTGCGGTTCAACCGTGGCCATGAACTTGGCAATCATATTTACCATCGCCTTGTCTATCTTCCCTGTCTGGCACCATGCGCCCCAAAGCTGGAGCCACTGATCTATCCACTGGTGCTGTTCGTTGGTTAATTCCAGTTTCATGCTGTCTCTCCCAGGGTCTGATAGATGCGGACAAAGTTTCTCAGTATGCGGTAGTCAACCAGTACGGTGCCGCGGTGCCGGCAGAGGCGGAGCTTTTGCCAGCGGTCGCGGATGCGTTCGATAACGTCAAGGCTCATTTGGTAGTCCTCGCCATAGCCTTGGCCATCGCCTTATATGCCCTGAGCACATACGCGCTCTTTCCGTACAGGGTGATCTGGAAGGTAATGCCGCGAGACTCCCAGGTATTGACCGGGGAAGCGTACAGTCCTGCATCAGCAATGCGTCTGGCCATAGCCAACTGCCAAAACGGACCGGTCAGCCAGATGCGGGAATAAGCCCCTTCGTCGCTATAGGTGATCTTCATGCGGCCTCCTGATGGCGGGCGCGGCGCTTCTCCAGCGCGCGGGCTCTGCGGGTGAATATGGATTTGATGCGCTGCAGGTAGGGAATATCGAATCGGCGCGGCTCGTTATCAGCCTCAAGGCGCTCTACGCAATCCAGGCCAATGCGTTCAATCAGGTGAATGCGGTATTCGACGGCATTTCCGCTCAACTGCCGGTTGCAGCGGGTGCAGGCGGAGTGGACGTTGAACACGTTGAATTTCAGGTGAGACGCTGCGCCACGGGAACGGTAATGACTGGCGTCAATAGCGCTGCCGGTAAGGTAGTTGCTCTTGCCGATAAGCGGGCTTCCGCAGCTGACGCAGGGCTTACCTTCATCACGAATGCGAATGTACCGGTTAAAGGCTGACTGAGCCTCTTTATCCCATTGAGCCTTTGTCTTGAATGACTCACGCTTAGCGCGGCGACGCTGGCGCCCCTCCTTCTCGGATTCGCGCTGGCGCTTCACCGCCCTGGCCTTCGCCACTTCCCGGGCTTTTGCTGTCTGTTTTTTGCCGATCGCGCTGGCGCATTCAAAACTGCATACCACCTGCCCTTCCCGGGCAGGATGGAACCATTCGCGGCAGTGGGCGCATTTACGACGTGCTGGTTTACGCATGTGGCCTCCGTGCTCTCAGGCGTAGCCACTTCTTATCGACCAGGCGGGCGGTGTAGTCCTTCATGGTCGGGATATCTGAGGGCTTAATTTCGACCTTGCGCTTGCGGCGCGCCGGCACGCGGAAGATGCCGCGCTCCATTACTTTGGCGAGAAGACATTGCATAGCCATCACCCCGCAAAGCTCAGCAGCTGACTGGCGGCGTTTTCAGCCTCAGCCGGCGAGTGGAATTTGCGACGCAGAATGTAGTTCCAGAGCACATTCAGCACTGATTTGTAGACGCCGTTGAACTGGCTGTCGTCCATACTGGCGAAGGAGATCGACTTTGCGACACGACGACGGCTACCGTCAGGCATCTGGTATTCGTCATAAAAGCCAGCCTGAATGGTTGCCCACTCGCGGAATGATTCGAAGTGTTTCAGAAGCGCCATATCGCGGGAGCGGGAGATACCGACAGAGGAGAGATACATCTCCGCGGCGTTCTGGAGCGCAGCGCGCTGATCGAAGTCGGATGAGAGGAAGTCGATAAACCCGGATATGAGGTTACGCTCCGCGGGCTCAATGAGCCCACCGGAAGGCGTCCAGTAGTGATACCCGAGAGTCAGAAGCTTGAAGAACTTCTTGTGGAATGCGTAATTTCTGGGCTTGCGGAACTCACCGCAAAGCAGTTGCCCTACGGGGATAAGTTGCAGGTATTCGCTGGTTCCCGGTTCTGCGGGAATCAGTACGTTTTGATAACTCTTCTCAAATTGCAGTGTTTGCGCCATGTGTCCCCACTTGGCGCCGGGGTAAAGTTGTCAGTTGTCCAGACTGACTAAGTAATTATCGCCCTTCCCGGGGATAAATGCAAAATGAGCATATACGAGAAAATCGCTATTTCTTGGCGTTCTGCTCAGCCATTTCCAGATAGCGCGGATCGGATGTGCGGGGAAGTTGGATACTCTGCTCGCGGTAGTAGCGGACGCGCTCCATGAAATACTCGCGTAGGTGTTCTGGTTGCTCTCTGGCCACCACTTCGGCGACAACCGGCATGTTCAGGCGCTCTTTGTAGGCGACGCCGGATGCCGCGAGGTCTACGTTGACCTTATCGCGTTCTTCCTGGCTTTTGGCTGCTATGTTCCACTGTGATATTTTTATTTACTCCTGATTGACACTTCGCCAGCAAAATATAGAATCATAAGTCCAGTGTATTAGAGTATGCGAGCTGTGTCGCTAAGGAGGTAAACCTTGACCCAGTTTTTGAACTTACCCGCGATATCTGTTAATTAGCCTTTTGGCTGATCAACGAAGATAGTCACCCCGGGCATATATCGAAACCATTATCTCCGGATAACGGATAAGCGGTGACTGAGGGGAAACCCAGATCGTACAGCAAACTGGAGCGCCGGGGTAACCCGGCGTTTTATTTTCTACAATTTTCCTTCTATTCGGACTTTGCGTTCTGCGGGGGATTTAGGCATCAGTCTTCATCCTCATCCCAATCGTCATCTTCCTCATCCTCGTCATCATCGCAGGATGCGAGCAGTGGATTCATTCGCCGCCCTACCTGGCAGGCGTACCCGCGGCGACCGAGATTGTGCAGCACGCCGTAGATTTCGAACATTTCGGTTCGCTCATCACCAATATCAAGCTCACAAGCCAGTGTGTGGCATTCAGTAGCGAGCGCCGATATCTTCTCAAGCAGTTCGACCTTATTCACCTTTCACCTCCTGCGGCACGGCCGGCAGCGGCATCCAGTGTGTTATTTTGTCCTCCCACACAAAGCCAGGAATAAACTGCTCACCATTAAACAACTGCACATCGAAGTCGCAGCCATCAGTAACAAGCCAATCCCCGAGTTCTGGCATCCGCTCGCTTACCGGAATCCATTTACCCGGCACGGTAGCGGGTTCACTACCGGGTGACTGCGGGGCGGCTGCGAGCATGGCTGCGCGGCAGGCGTTCCAGCCCTTCACCTCAGCGATGGCTGCTACTGCATCCACGGCGTACATGCTCAGTGTATTTGGAATTGGTTTTTCCTCCGGCACTACCGGCGCCGGCTGCGCGTGGCGATAGAGCGGCGCTATGTTGCGCTCGAGGTCGGTGATGACGCTCCATATTGGGACTGACTCAACACCTTGTTTCGCCATATCACGATAACTGTCGGCATACGCCAGCACAGGATTGCGATCCGGCTCGCTGTCCGCTACCGGCTGCACTGGCGGCATATCTGGACCTTTGCGAATGGCTTTTGCCAGCTCGATAGGGTCATCGTAAAGCCAGTCTCCGGTGTCAGGGTGATTGGCTTCTGCCAGTCGAGCGGCCCACTCCAGACCGTCTTTGTGTCCCTGTAGGTAGTCGAGAGGCATCTCAACCGTCTCGCTGTCCATTGCGGCCAGCGCCATGCGGGCCAACTCTTTAATCACGGTGCAATTTTCAAGTCCTTCGCAGTCATCCATTAAGAGCCAATCATCATTAAAAATTTTCTGAATTCCTTCTTTGGTCAATATGCTCATGCCGCGCTTCCTTCTGATTTGTTAACGATCACGCCGTCATAAACCTCTTTGAGGTGGCCGCGAAGATCCATGCGACGGAGCGCGCTAAACATGTAATCGCATTCCGCCTGTTTGTTAGCCTGAAATGGCTTGCTGTCCCGGTTAACCCACTCCCAGTTGCCAGGCCAGCCGTGAACCTTCTTAACCCGACCTTTGACCACGTGAAGCAATCCCCAGCCAGGCTGCAAATCCTCAATATTTACGATACCCGGCTCACTAATCATGAAACGCCAGTCTCCCATGCCCTTCTCGGGTTCAACACGGAAAGGTTTCTTGCGGTCGGCCAACAAGTCAGAACGAGAGCATTTAGCCTCAATTAGGCAACTGGCCCCATTGCGAAAGCCGATTGCATCAGCCTGCTCACCGTATGGCGTCCATGCTCGGAACCGGTCATGAAAGGCCACCTTGAAACCGTTGTTTTGCAGAAAACGGCAGGCTATCTGGCAAAGTTCATCGTGTGTAAGCGCCATCACTCAGCCTCCACCTTGATGCCAGCGGCGGTTAGCATTGCCAGCACATCATCAAACTTGAGATATTCCCCTTCATTGTCGCTGTGCATATACCAGTCATCCCAACCATCAGCACCTGGCTGAAGTCGTTGTGGCAACTTCACGGTGACGGTGCGGGACTCCAGCTCGGCGATGCGCTGGCGCAGTGCTGCGATCTCCATCTCTGCAGCATCGGCATAATGGACGTTTTCATGCTCCAGCGGCGGCAGGTCTGGGGTTTTCACGCCAAAGAGCGCCGCCAGCGCTCGATAGTTCTGCTCGCTGTGATAGCGACCTTTACAGCGGACCAGTTTTTCGGCTGCTGCGCGGATAGGTTCAAGCTCAGAAATCAGCTGCTGTCTCTCGCATGACTCCTGTGCCAGACCAGCATTCCATTCCCGCAATCTTTCGATATAGCGATTCGCATTCTCCAGCGCCTCTACCAGCGCATCAACGTAGCCAGCGGCACGAAGGGCAAACTCAGTGATTGATAGCTCAGCGTCAGTTTCTTTCCCGTAGCTTTCGCACTCCGACACAACGGCAAAATAGTCAGAATCAATTTCGTTATCTGCCAGATGGCGTAGCAGGTCGGCTGTCTGCTGCCCGTTTGCAATCAGCAATTCGTTCCGCTGCGCCAGTTCGGTGATATCAGTCATGCTGCATCCTCCAGACCGATTAGCTCGGCAATCTGTGCCAGCGTGTCCTCGCTTTCACCAACCGGTTTATCCATCCAGTCAAACGAAATCAGATGGCCGCGCTCGATAACTCCGATGTTGAAATCGTCGCTATCTACAGTACGGAAACCGTGTGATATGGCTCCATTGCGGGTCTCGTAGTGGATGAGGTCGGATGAATATTCGATACCGTGCCCACCTTCGTTACACCAGGCTCGCCGGATAATTACGATGAATGACTTGCTCATTTGTCTGCCCCCTCGCGCAGCGAAAACTCCCATGCGTATTCGTCAGACGTTGTGAAGTAATCGAGACGATCCATGGTGATTACGCCGTAGCGCCCGCGCTCACCGATGAAGAATTCGCCAATCACATCATCGTTGTGAATTTTATAAGGCTTTCCGATAGCGATTAACGCTACTCCATCCTGCGTGCGCTTTTTAGCTGCCGTGAATGTGATGGTCTTTTCCCGTTCTGCTACACCATCAGCCTTAATCCCGGCTACGATGCGATCGGTGGCGGGGGTTTTAGGAGCCCAGCGATGCATGGCCATTACAGCTGCATTGAACCCAATCTCTTCTGCCAGTGTCACGTCATCCATGCTTTCATTTTGATAATCAATATTTTTTAGTTGAGGGATTGCCTCCTTCATCCCCACATTCTCCGCAGCCAGCTGCTTAAACGCTTTCGCCAGCTTCAGGAACTTCTGCTCTCTGATCGACAGCTCGCCTGCGCTCTCCAGGGAGGCGATGAGCTCGTTTACCGTCTGTAATGTGATAGTCATTTGGAGGCTCCTTCGGTAAGCATGGCGATGATTTCTTCCGGGGTCTCTTTCACGTCAATGCGTTCTCCGGAGGTCATTTTCAGAATTGTCACGCCAGCGAAAAACATGCTGACGATGTGACCTGCGGCAACAAATACAGGCTCGTAGACTGTTTCAGGCTCCCAGCCATATTTGCCCTGGCGCTCTACCGTTCCCCTTTGGCTTAATTTGATAAATTTCATGCCTGCGCCCTCCCGTAAACAGCCAGTACCCGCTTCATCACCGGACTGTTGCGGCACTCCTGAAATATTCCGTTGGTGCAGTTGCGCGCGGTTCCGGCCTGCTCTTCCGGTGTCGCCAGGCGATAAGTCACCGTTCGCCAGACCTTACTCACGCGCACAATCTTCCTAGCCCGCTCCAGGTCGATAGCGTTCTTCGTGATGCAGTTGATGGTGATACCACACTCTGCAGACACATCCTTCGCAGTGAAGGTCCGGTGCGTTTCGAGATAACGCAGAATTGCCTGTTTGCCTTTCATGCTGCCCCCTTGGAGCGGTAAGAATCCCAGGTGAATGAGAGCGTGCATCCGCCGCCGTCGCTCATGCGATCAAGAACGCGTTCGCCGATGAATGCAGACAACTCCTCCCTGGTCTGGTTGCTGATCAGGATGGTTGGCTTCATCCGCTCATATCGGGTGTTGATGATTTCGAACATGATCAACTTCTCGGCTTCGCTGCCAAACTGCACACCAACCTCGTCGATAATCAGCAGATCAGGTTTCGTGAAGTAACGGATCACCTCATCCTCAGTGCGGCTTGAACCTTTCGACCAGGTTGACTTGTACTCACGTGCAATTTTCAGCGCCGTGGTAAACACTGCAGAACTCTGGTGTTCTGTGATCGCATGCCGTGCGATAGCCAGTGCCAGGTGATTCTTTCCGGTACCTGGTTTGCCGCACATCACAAGACCGCCACCCTTCTGCAAACGCTCTGGCCAACGGCTTGCATATGCCTGGCACACCTTAAGTGCGCGTTTTGCGTCGTCGTTCACTGGCTCATAGTTCTGCAGCGTGCAGTTTTCGAAGCGCGCCGGGATGTTCAGTCCGTCCAGCAGGCGCTCGATGTTTCTTTTGCGGGCTGCTTCGTTGATGCTAATTCTTTCCGCCTGCAAGCGGCCTAACTCCTCTTTGAGGCATTCAGGGCAGCAGCTTGGGCGCGGGGGAATTTTCACGACAGCGTTTAAGAAATGCCTGGTCCTGCATTCAAAGGGGCCATGCGTTTCGCAGTTCTCGGTGCTGATAGTTAGCTCGATATCTTCATGCTGAACTGGCGGCTGGCTCAGCTCAGCAATGCGTTTCTCAAGTTGATTGATTTTTTCATCCAGCGTCATGATTAGTCCCTCGCCCATGCAGGAATTTCAGTCTGGCCGTAGTCTTTGCCAGCAAAGTTCTCAGATACGCGAGACGGAGCGCGGGAAGGCTGCTTAGCGCCTTTCGGCTCAAACAATCCCTGCCAGCCGTTAGCAATGCTCTGGTTGATAATTTCTTCAGGCTGGTATCCGCTGCACTTGCAACGCTCAAGCAGATTGATGGCCTGGGTAACCGTCTGCTGAGACTTGATCGGTTTTTTCAGGTCGCGACGATATGCCACCCATGACGACCAGATTTCTGCAGAAAGCCAGTCAGGCAACTGAACAGCTAACGCATCGAACGAAACCGCCCGGGGGGATTTAGGGGGGTTATTAATATTGTCTTTATTGTCTTTTGTATGTTTGTCTTTTGTGTTTACCTGATTCGGGTAATAGGCGTTACCTGATTCGGGTAAACTTTTCTTACCTGATTCGGGTAATGTTACCTTTTTCAGGTAAGGTCTCTTTTCTGTACCTTTTACGGGTAAAGATGACCATTCGCTGACCGTTTTATTAATCCCGATAACACGACCGGTTTGAGTTAATATCCCCCGCTTAACCAGGACGCTTTTTGCAGCTGAGCACTTATGCGGGAGAATGCCGGTCAGCTCCGAGAGCTGCTCGTTACTGACCCAGTCAGATTTCTTGTTGAAGCCGTATATTTTGCGCATGACAGCCATGAACACCAAAAGCTGATGCTGCGACAAACCCGCACGCATGACAGCTTCAAGGAGCTCATTGGCGATGCGCGTAAACCCATCGTCGAGATCTGCCACGCGCAGCTCCTGTAGTGCCACGACAGGCACAGGGAAATTGATTACCTCGGCAGTATTTGCCATAATTACTCCTGTGAATTTGTTCAGTTAATTCGCGTAGAAAGCCGTTAGTGTTCGCGCACTGCGGCTTTCGCCTTTCTGTTCCCACTTATGCTTCAAAGTCACCTTTCTCTCCCGGCCTGTTAGAAATCAGGATGGCCAGCAGTAGCGACATGTTCGGCAGCAGACTTTCCCGCCAGCGACTCACCGTCGACTTATTCACTCCGGCCACTTTGGCGATATTCGTGGTTCCCAGTTCAGCTATCTGGCTGTGTAACCAGCTTTCTATCCTGCGAGCCTCCACTTTGTTGCGTGTCATTGAACTCTCCATTTGCAATACTTCCTCTGGTGTTGATTGAAAGGCCGCCGGTTAGGCGGCACTGGCTTTTGATGGGGGGAAAACGTCGTCAATGCTGACGCAAGCTCCGTATTTGTTGAGCGCAGCAACAATCTTTCTGCATTGCTCAATACTGAGATCCCGTTTCCCATTTTCGTAATGGCAGATAGCGCCGGCCGTCAGATTAAGCTCCGTCGCTATCTGGCGCTGTGTAAGCCCTGCTCGACGTCTGATCTTGCTTAGATTGTTCATGTCGGGTCTCCTCTAAACAGTTTTAATATACATATTGTATTCTTTTCTTGCAAGGTAAATATACAAATTGTGACTCGAAGAAAGATATACAACTTGTATCATTTGGGTATGAGCATGAAATGGTATGACCTAGCAAAGTCCCTGATGAAAACGAAGGGCATAAACCAGGAAGAGCTGGCAGAGCATCTCGGGATCACCAAAGGTGCCGTTAGTCATTGGCTCAACGCAAGGAGAGAGCCCAGTCTGGAGGACATAGCTAAAATTCTTCGCTTCCTCGGCAAGAATAATTTTTCTGTGGGTGCTGGCGGCATGATAATTGATGAAAACATCAAGGGTGATGTTGAGTACGTTGGGCCCTATAAGCGCGGCAACGAATATCCAGTGCTTAGTAGTGTTCAGGCTGGATCGTGGCGAGAGGCTATAGAACCTTATTCCATCAAAGATGTTGATCTGTGGCTTGAGTCGAATGCACATATCCAAGGGGAAGCGTTCTGGCTGCTTGTTGAAGGCGATTCCATGACGTCACCAGTCGGGCTAAGCATTCCAGAGGGTACCTACGTTTTGTTTGATACCGGCCGAGAGCCAGTAAATGGCAGCCTTGTGATCGCAAAGCTATCCGAATCAAACGAAGCGACATTCAAAAAGCTGATTATTGATGGGGGACAGAAGTACCTGAAGGGCTTAAACCCTCAATGGCCATTGGTTCCCATCAACGGAAACTGTCGAATCATTGGTGTGGCTGTAGAAACTAAGTTGAGACTTGTGTGATCGGCAGCATGCCGCAGACGTACAGGAAGCATGGGTAAAGCCTTAGCACACAGAGGAAGCATGTCTGATCTGATTATCCCAATACTCATTACTTTGCTGATTATCGGACTGGTTGGGATAGTGCTCAGGCTGGATAAAGTTTTCTTCAAGCAGAAGGATGAGCGCGATGACTTTGAGTGAGCCAGACCGGTAGTTCGATGTGTTTTTGGTAATGCCGCAGACGTACAGGAAGCATGGATAGCCAGTAAGTGGCCTGATGAGGTGTTTGGATGATGAGAGGTAACAGAGGTGATGTGGCTCAGGAAAATAACAAACCATAAATCATATGAAACTAAAGGGTTGCCTCTAGATTGTTAATAAGGAACTGTTAATATGACTATAACAGCAAAACAAGCAGCACAAGGCGTTGATGACACCATGAAATCATATGCAATCTGGAACAACAAAGGTGGAGTAGGTAAAACCTATCTATCATTCGCAATGGCGACAGAGTATGCTCGCCAGAATCCAGAAAAACGTGTGATTTTCGCGGACATGTGCCCCCAGGCAAACCTTTCTGAAATTTTGCTTGGAGGTAATGGGACTGGCGCATCCAGACTTGCAGCATTAATCCAACAGCGTAAAACTATTGGTGGATATTTCGACCGCAGAACACGCAGCCCTCACATGATTACTGGGGCTGAAACAAGTTACCTGATTCATGCCAATGAAACTAATTCCCATATACCAGCCAACGTTTTCTTGATCGCTGGCGACCCAAGTTTAGAGGTACAAGCTCAGGTTATTAACCAGTTGAGCAGCGTTAACCTTCCTGTAGATTCTTGGAAGAGCATCCATTTATGGCTGCGTGACTTACTTGTGGCATGCGCACAACAGCAGGGAATTGAAGATACTGTTTGCTTCATTGACTGTAACCCCAGCTTTTCGGCATATACAGAGCTTTCTCTTATAGCAGCCAACGCGATCATTGTTCCATGCTCGAGCGATGGCTCATCTGCTCGTGCTGTTGATAACCTAAGCCAGCTGGTCTATGGGGTAGGAGTTCAGAACGATTACAGGGCAGTTAACTTCTATGACAGATGCTTAAACTTCGGGATTTCCGTACCCGTCATTCACTCCCTGGTTTTCAACCGTTCTACTGAGTATGACAAAAGAGCAAGCAAGGCATTCTCAGCAATGTTCAATGAGATAATGCTAAGAGCTGAAAACTTAAGAAAAATTAAGCCTAACTCCTTTCAAGGTGGAGAACTCAAAACTTTTACAGTGCCAGACAATCACTCTGTTGCAATTGTATCTTCACACTTGGGGCGACCTCTTTTTGATATTACCCCGGGCAGATACCAAATTCACGACACAGAACCTCAGATCAATAATGAGCCACTTGAAAGATATGGAACAGCTATCAAGACACTGGTTCAAAGTCTATAGAGCAACCCGGCCACCGAGCCGGGTTTTTAGTGCCTTCCGATCCATATCGGACAGCACCCGACCACCAACACAAGTAATTGATTATTTAGAAAATATACACTTTTTATCTTCATTTGCCCACCATTTGAACATCGCCCCGATCCCCATGGTTAACGGCATCACTGCTGGCAAGCTGTTGACTACCGGCCCTACTCTTCCCGCAGCATCAGCACATCCAGTGCAAGCTCCACAGACAGATCTACCTGGTCTCCCTGCCACAACACCTGAATCATCTCTATCAGCGCCTCTCTTGATGGCTCGCGCTTCTCAACCAGCAGTTGCATAACCGCTATCCCGATAATCTGCGCTATCTGCGGGTGCATTTCTGCGAAAAATTCATCCTCATTCGACATGGCGCTACCCTCTTTGGCGTTTTTTTGAGCTTACCAGCACGCTTTACAAAAATAAACCTCCATAAAATACAAAATGTTATCTTGATAAGCAAAAATAAGTATACGTATTGTATTGCAAGTAATGAATACGTTTTGTATATTCATCTCATCCAAACAACACCGGCAACGCCGGGGTGAAGTCAAAACGTCCCGTTAGCCGCGATAAGGCAAAGGTGAAGAGATGATCCGCGAAGAAGACAAGCCTGCATGGCGTAATTTTTGGTTAAAGGTCGTTCCGTTTTTGGTTGCTGTCCTTTTTTTTAGCTTCGCATGCTGGGGTGGAAAATGAGCAAACAAGGCATTCGTTCACTGATTTACTGCCTGCTGATCTGCGGAGTTATCTGGACAGCGTTGATTATCAAAATTCTGCACGCTACGGGGGTGTTCAATGGCTAACTCAATTCCTAACAGCGGACGCGCCGTGATGATGCGCAATCACCGCACCGGCGCCGCCTGGCTGGTCAGCTTCGACTATCGCGACGGCAGCTACTGGCATGAGCCGCAGGGCAATCTGCGCCACATCCGCCGGCCATACGCTTCACGCAATATCGAACCGAACCTGGTACCAGCCGGGACGCATTAACCGCGCATATCAGCGCACGAATTTAACTGAGCTATCAGGCAGCCATTACGGTGCCGGGCGTTTCACAACCAAATTTCAGGAGCGAGCTATGAACGCATACCGCGCATACGACGCTATCGAAGAACGGAAATGGGCTGAACAGTTGCTCACCGAAGAGAAGGAAAAGTGGATTGACGATCGGGCAAAAGAGGTCTTTGACAGCCTTCCGGAAGATCCTTACGCGGCACTGCGCCAGTCTGCATCGTCCAGGGCGTTTCCATATGAAGGCCTCCGTAGCGATAAGGCTGTCGAGGTATACAACGATTTGCGCACAGCAATAGCTTACGCCCAGGCGGAATACGACTGGGATCACCGCACCGGCTGCCCGTTTTAAGGATGCATGAAATGTCTGAATCTAAAACTCACTACCGAAAAGCTTTTGACTCTCCCTATCTGAGCAGCGCCGACATCGTTGAGCCCACGGTGCTGACGATCGCCCGGGCAACGTTAGAAAGCGACAAAACCAAAAAAACTAAAGACGTTTTTAACACCGCTTATTTTGAGGAGCGCGAGTTGCGCCCTGGCGAAAAGCTTAAGCCAATGATCCTGAATGCCACCAACAGCAAGATGCTGAAAAGCATTACCGGATCGCCATTCCTTGAGGATTGGGTCGGCGTGAAAGTCACTGTTTACGTCGATAAAAATGTCAGGTTCGGAAAGGAATCGGTTGAAGGTCTCCGCTTAAGCCCGGCGCGCGTTTCAAAACCTGTGCTTTCGCCGGAAAAAACGCAGGCATGGAATAACGCTAAGGCCGCCTTCAAGCGCGATGGCAACCTGGATGCAGTGCTGGCGAGAATGGACATTTCTCCAGAGCATCGCCGCCAACTGGAACAGGAGTGCTCAGCATGATCTGGCATGACGTCGAGCAAAACGGGGAAGAGTGGGATGCTCTTCGCCTGGGGAAGGCTACCGCTTCAAACTTCGGCTTGATTATGGCTAACGATGGCAAGGCGTTTGGTGAGCCAGCCAAGCGTTATGCGCTTCAGTTAGCTCTTGAGCAGATTAAAGGGTGCAAGTCTGAGTTTGGCTTCACAAACGACCATATGGAGCGCGGCCACGAACAGGAGCCAATCGCTCGCATGCTGTACGAAGAGATGAACTTCGTCGACGTGGATAACGGCGGTTTCTTTGATCACGAAACGTATGGGGATAGTCCAGACGGACTCGTAGGCCGGGATGGGTTGATTGAGATTAAGTCGGTAATTGCCGCTACTCACTACGCCACCCTCACCCGCGGCTCCTTCGATCCGGCATACAGATGGCAACTAATCGGTCACCTTGATTGCTCTGGCCGGGATTGGGTTGACTTCATCAGCTACTGCTCTGATTTCCCTGACGGAAAGCAACTCATTGTTTACCGTCTGACAGCCGCTGAGTGCCAATCAGAAATAGCCCGCCTTCGAGCGAGAAGGAATGAGTTCCTCTCCCTTGTGGCAGAGACTAAGCGAATGATACTGGAGATCGAATGAAACATTACCGCGACGCCATAACCGTAGGAAAAGTGAAGTGCATGTATTCCGTCCTTCATCGTGGCTGGCTAATGCCATCTGGTGAAGTGGTAAGAAACCCGTTAAAGGCTCAGCGGCTGGCTGAAGAGCTGGCCACGAAAAGAGGTGCGCAATGAGCAAGATTGGAGATTATTTCTTTGAGTTCCCGGCCTCAAGAGGCCTTCAGGGAAAAACTGTTACGCTGATGATGACGGTACCAGCACGGACTCTCACCCGTGTTTTGGCATCAGACAATATTGGCAGCACCCTCGAACGATCTCAGCGCGAAATCAACCCGGCGCGGGTTAAGAAGTTTTATGAATACCTGGTAAGTGCGCATGAGAAGAAAGAGCCGTTCATCATTCCGCCACTGGTTGGGAACTGTAACTCAGAAATTGAGTTCCAGGAGTTCGGCAATACAGGCGTAGGCGTCGCGCGCTTCCCGATGGATGCAGAGATTAAATTGTTTGATGGTCAGCATCGAGCTGCGGGCCTGGCTGAATTTTGTCGTAAGTATGGTGAGCCGATCAGCATTCCGCTGATGTTGACTCATAAGCTGCCGCTGAAAGCTCGCCAGCAATTCTTCTCTGACATTAACAACAACGTTTCCAAGCCATCAGCGGCTATCAACATGGCATATAACGGCCGTGATGATGTCGCCCAGGGCATGGTGAAGTTCCTCTCAGATCATGATGTCTTTTCAGCGGTAACGGACTTTGAGCATAACGTAGTCCCCGCTAAAAGTGACCTCTGGATCAGCTTTAAAGCTCTGAGCGATGCAACCGCCAAGTTTTCTTCCGCAAGAGACGCGCAGCCTAATTTTGGCGATGTGTATGACATTTGGGAGGCATGGTTAAAGTTGACGGCCCTTAAAGATATACGCCGAGGCGTCTCGCCGGCCGAATACAAACGCGACTTCATCCAGTTCCACGCTGTAATGATTAACGCGTTTGGCTATGCCGTTCAGCACCTGCTCGCTGATCACTCAGTACGTGATGTCGTTGGCATGATCGATGCTCTCGTGCAATCCACAGGAACGGCAGATCGCGAGGACTTCTTTCTAACGGCTAACTGGGGAGGCATATGCGTCAACGCCAACAAAGAGAGACCGGCTGTTATCGCAAACGTCGCTGCACAGAAAGCGGCAGCTGATCGGCTGGTTACTGCATTCACTCGCAATACGCTGCAGGTGTTCTCATGACCGGTCGCTACTCACTTATCTATGCCGACCCGGCCTGGTCTTACGGGAACCAGATCAGCAATGGCGCCGCCGTCGATCACTACCCCACCATGAGCTTGCTCGATATGAAGCGGCTCCCGGTGTGGGAGCTCGCCGCGGATAACGCGGTGTTGGCGATGTGGTACACCGGCACCCACAACCAGGAGGCGATGGAGCTGGCCGAGGCCTGGGGATTTACGGTGCGAACCATGAAGGGCTTCACTTGGGTGAAGCTGAACCAATTGGCCGAACTGCGCATTACCAAGGCTCTGGCAGAGGGCGATGTGACCGATTTTTACGACTTCCTCGCCCTGCTTAATGCCGAGACGCGCATGAACGGTGGAAACCACACCCGCGCCAACACGGAAGACGTGCTGATCGCCACTCGCGGCGCCGGGCTGGAACGCAAGCACGCCGGCATTAAGCAGGTGGTCTACAGCCCTCTCGGTGCGCACAGCGAGAAACCGTGGGAAGTTCGGCACCGCCTGGAACTGCTCTACGGCGACGTGCCGCGGATTGAGCTGTTCAGTCGCAGCACAGCACCAGGCTGGAGCCACTGGGGAAACCAGTGCGCCTCTTCCGTTGAGCTGATACCCGGCTGCGCCATCGACGTAGTGAAGACGGAGGCAGCATGAGCGCAGAAATCATCGATCAGTCCAACGAGTTAGCGGAACTCCAGCGGGAAGCCGCCATTGCGAAATGTCGCATCAACCATTCGGCGGTTTCGGCTACTCACTGCCGCGACTGCGGGGAAGAGATACCCGAGCGGCGCCGGGAACTGGTGGCGGGCTGCCAGCGCTGTGTTAGTTGCGCCAGTGATATCGAACTACGGTTGAAACAGGAGGGCAAATGATATGCGCGTGAAGTTTGATGTTGGCGAAAAGGTGGGCATGCTCACGCTAATTGAGCCTTTCACCAAAGATGAAAAAGGGGTTTATAAGGGTAAATTTTACTGTGATTGCGGTAGAACTAAAATTATTCGCCTTTCTTACGTTAAAAGTGGTCACACAAAATCATGTGGGTGCTTGAAGGTTGAAGCAAAAAAGACTCACGGCTTGTCGAGTTCTTCAGAATATAAAATTTGGGATCTCATGATACAGAGATGCGAAAACCCTAACGATAAGAGATACAAGGATTATGGCGGGCGAGGAATAACAGTGTGCCATCAATGGCATGACTTCAGCTCGTTTTACGCTGATATGGGCTCTCGTCCTGAAGGGTTTACGCTGGACCGCATCGATAACGACAAGGGGTATTCACCGGAAAATTGTCGTTGGGCTACACCATCTGAACAGCAGTTGAACAGAAGGAAAGTGAAGGGAAGCAAATCTCGATTTGTTGGTGTAACTAAACGTCCATCAGGTAGGTGGTCAGCAAGGATAACTGTTAATTATAAAGGCATCTATCTTGGCGATTACGATACAGAAGAAGCGGCTTCCGAGGCTTACCAGAAAGCAAAGGAAAAGGTTCTTGAAGAGTTTGAGCTAATGCGCAAACAGAGGGGGATCCAGTGAAAGAACGCGGTAAGCATCGGAGGTGATATGGCATCTGACAAACCGATAACAGCACAGCAGGCCGCCGATTTGCTCATCGTGTCGGCGCGGGTGATCTACCGCCTGATTGATTCTGGAGAACTCGCCGGCCGCAAGGTCGGCAACAAGTACAGAACGACAGAGGCGGCGTGTATTGCATATTTGAAAACCCCGCGCGATCCTGTCATCGCGAACGCGGGTGAACATAAAGGAGAAGTTTTATGTCAATCACCCTCAGGGGCGGCGTGTGGCACTGTCATTTCTTTACGCCGTCAGGAAAAAGAGTTAGGCGATCTCTTGGCACGGGGGACAAAAAGCAGGCTCAGGAGCTCCACGACAAGCTGAAGGCGGAAGCATGGCGGGTTGACCAGATCGGCGACCTGCCCGTAAGAACCTTCGAGGAGTGCTGCATCCGGTGGCTGCGGGAAAAGGACCATAAGCGATCGCTGGATGATGACAAAACCAAAATTGAGTTTTGGCTGCAGCATTTTTCCGGCCGTGATGTCTCGAAGATAACGGCGGAGGAAGTTCATGAAGCCGTTAACGGGATGATCAACCGTAAGCACCTGCAGGTGTGGGAGAGTAAGCGTGATGCCGCGATGAGGAAGGGAAAGCCGGTTCCGGAGTACAAACCACGGCAGGTTTCGCAGGCTACGAAGGCTCAACACCTTTCCTTCATTCGCTCCCTTCTCAGGGCCGCGGCGAATGACTGGGGCTGGATAAAAACAGCCCCTGTTATCAAAACCCGCAAGCCGATCAGTAAGCGGATACGGTGGCTGACCAGAGAAGAAGCTGAGCGGTTGATCGAGTGCATGCCGGAGAGCATTAAGCCAGTGGTGATATTTGCACTGGCAACCGGCCTGCGCCGCTCAAACATCATCGGGCTTGAGTGGCAGCAGGTCGATATGCAGAGAAAGGTTGCATGGGTAAATCCGGAGAACGCAAAAGCGGGCAAGGCGATTGGCGTAGCTCTGAATGATACCGCATGCAGGGTATTAAGGGATCAGATAGGGAAGCACTCCCGGTGGGTGTTCGTTCACACCACGGCAAAGCATCGCCCTGATGGAACACTGACGCCCGCGGTTAGAAAAATGCGGGTGGATGACAATAACGCCTGGCGCGCCGGGTTGAAAAAAGCGGGGATCGAGGATTTCCGTTTTCACGACCTCCGGCACACCTGGGCGAGCTGGCTGATCCAGTCCGGCGTCCCGCTTTCTGTTTTGCAGGAAATGGGAGGATGGGAGAGCATCGAGATGGTACGCCGTTATGCTCACCTGGCGCCGAACCACCTGACCGAACACGCACGGAAAATTGACGCCATTTTTGGCGCTAGCGACACAAATACGACACAAGGAGGAAATCAGGCTGGTTTAAAACTGGCGTAAGTTATTGTTCATTAATGGCACGCCCTACAGGATTCGAACCTGTGACCTACGGCTTAGAAGGCCGTTGCTCTATCCAGCTGAGCTAAGGGCGCCCTGAGAAGCGAGTGCTTCGCGGAGTGAAACGCGTGGAATTATACGGTCCACGTCGGTTGAGTCAATCCATTTTGCCAGGAAACTGCGGGCTTATACGACGCTGGCGAAATATCCTCCACCAACTGTACAAGAAGCATACCGCCGGGCCTAATGCGCGCGTAAATCGACTCAGTGGCCAGGCGCAACGCACTTATAACCATGTAATAACTATGGCCATAACAGGCTAAATTAGCCTCAGACAGGATAAAACAGCAAACGAGGACTGACAGCGAGGCCCGCTTCTGACAAAATATCCTCATCCCCCTTTCGTAAAGATACAGATGGAATCCTCTCTCTGATGGCAGCAAAAATTATTGACGGTAAAACGATTGCGCAGCAGGTACGCTCTGAGGTTGCGGAAAAAGTGAAGGCTCGCGTTGCGGCCGGAAAACGCGCCCCTGGGCTGGCCGTGGTGCTGGTCGGCAGCAACCCGGCCTCGCAGATTTATGTCGGCAGCAAGCGCAAAGCATGTGAAGAAGTGGGCTTCGTCTCCCGCTCTTACGATCTCCCGGAAACCACCAGCGAAGCCGAGCTGCTGGAGCTTATCGACACTCTGAATGCCGATAAGACCATCGACGGTATTCTGGTTCAGCTGCCCCTGCCGGCAGGGATCGATAACGTCAAAGTTCTCGAGCGCATCGCGCCGGATAAAGACGTCGACGGCTTCCATCCTTACAACGTTGGCCGCCTGTGCCAGCGCGCGCCGCGCCTGCGTCCATGCACTCCGCGCGGTATCGTGACCTTGCTGGAACGCTACAATATCGACACTTACGGCCTCAATGCGGTGGTCATTGGCGCCTCCAATATCGTCGGTCGCCCGATGAGCATGGAGCTGCTGCTGGCCGGCTGCACCACCACCGTCACCCACCGCTTTACAAAAAACCTGCGCCATCATGTCGAAAACGCCGACCTGCTGATCGTCGCGGTGGGCAAACCGGGCTTTATTCCTGGCGAGTGGATTAAAGAAGGGGCGATTGTGGTCGATGTCGGCATCAACCGTCTGGAAAGCGGCAAAGTGGTCGGCGACGTGGTGTATGAAGATGCCGCCGAACGCGCGTCCTACATCACCCCGGTTCCCGGCGGCGTTGGCCCGATGACCGTCGCCACCCTGATCCAGAACACGCTGCAGGCGTGCGAAGAGTATCACGACGTTGAGGAGGCCTGA